CACCAGCAAGAGTATATGTGCCAGTGCCTGTTGTGGTTGTTGTTTCTTTCACGCGATCTTTCAGAACAAGAGCCATTACTTCAACTCGATTGTAAGATTCCCAGCGTTGATACGGAAGATATCTCCCGTAGCAATAGTTTTAGAAGCATCCAATTCCCCAACAAATAAAATATTTCCGCTTGTTGCTGCATCTGCAATAAATGCGATAGTTACGGTGTTATTAGTTCCAGTTGATGCAGGAAACTCAATGTTAGCCGCATTGGTCACTGTCTGTTGATCCGTGCTTGCAGACACTAATGTCCAGTTAGCTGCGGTCACTTGTTGTCGTGCATACGAACCAAAAGTTGCTTCTGTTAAAGTTCCTGCGTCTCTATCAGCGGCAGACGGAGAACCTACCGCCAAACCGACATAGAGACTATTCCCTGGTGTTGTGAATGAAGCCGCATTATTCTTGAAAATAAAACTAAGTATTTTATTCTCAAGATATGTGGTTGCTGCGTTGCTTGTTGCCATTTGTTACTCCTAAGTCCTTGGCCTATCGGGTAAGCCCCTGCGATACGCATCTGAATTTTCTCTAGCTTCTGCCAAGTCTTTCAAACGCTGAATTTCTTGTTCAAATCTTTGAGAGTATAACCCCATCATATCTGCTTCACCTTTCATATATGTATACGCTTCTATCAGAGAACCGTAAAGTAAAGCGTTTGGAGCGTTTTCACTTAACCATGTTGTCCCAGACCCTGCTCCTGCAGTAAGACTTGCTGGTCTGTAATAATAATGAAGCTCTACCGTATAATTACTATCTGGAGTTGGACCAACAATAAAATTACTAGAATCAAAAATACCGTAATATTTAGGAACAGTATTAGAAACACCTTTGTTATATTCTTGTATATAATTTACATCCTTTATAAGGAGAAAATTTTCATTATTTGAAGTTGTAATTCTAAGAGAAAAAGGTGCTAAAAAATCGGATGGAACACTTAAAAAAGGGTCACTTGTTGTTAAAGCTGACGTAGCGTTTTTTCTAAATTCTTCTAAGTCTGCTAAATATAAAATTCTATCTTCTGCGCTTCTTATAAAGATAGGCAAATTAGTGACAAACGATGTTTCATCATTTTCAGTAAAATCTTTTATAGCTTGTTGTAGCTCTGTATATGTAAACGACATTTCATTTATCCGTTATACTATCGTTATATTTCCAACCATACTACTGTGATTAGTGCATTGATACACTAATGAAGTATCACTTGGTTCGTGCGGCACAATAAACTGCGTTAAGCCAGAAGTAGAATTATAATTTTCTGTAACACCTGTTGTAAATGCAGACCCACCATTAGAAGTTCTAATCTGCAAAGGGTGACTTCCTACGTTAGACGAATTGTCTATTAGGTAAGTATGGCCTTTATAAAAAGTAAAATTTGGATTGTCTCCAGAAGTCGCTCCAGGACCAGTAAAAGTAAACGCACTAGAGCCATTTACACCCGCCGTGTACTTAGTAACAGGCCCAGTAGTTTCATCGTTCAATCTAATCCAAACCCCACCATGAGCAAAATATAACCCACCCGTTGCGTGAACATGAGCAATCGCTCCGTGATAAGTTGATGCACTAGGTAAATCAGTAAGAGCACTGTAATAAAAAACAATCTTATTCGCGCCAGAGCTAACATCAATAACACCGTTTGTATCAATAATATCTGTCAGCGCAGTACCGTTACCCAACGCATTGTAAATTTCGTTGAAATTATCGTTTATCTTATCAGCACCTGCACGAAGGGTATCGCCAGTACCGTCATTTGCGCTTGACCCAATTCCTACTGTCTGTTTAGCCATTTAACCCTCGTCAAAAGTCTTAGTTGCCGAATCGAGTGTTATACTCGTAGAATCAAATTTTGATATTGTTGGTGAAGGACTTGGTGTTGCTGTTCCTTGATCAATAGTTGCGTGCGCACCACCACCTCGTATGTCCCCAGCTGTCGCAGACTCTCCAGTAACTGTAATTGTATAAGTATTTTCATCAAGAACAGTTATCACATAACCAGTAGACAACTCTAGTGTCGTTTTCGTAAAACCATCAAACCCTACAACTTTTCTAAAACGAACAGCATCATTCGTACTTCTACCGTGAGAGGGTTCAGTTATAGTTATAACCGCAGATCCTATTGCACCACTTTTAAAACAGTTAGGTCTTAATAAACGAATTACTGCAGTTTCAGTGCGATCAGGTCTTGCTTCCTTCAAGGCTTGCGGATCGTCACCTACAACATTCGGTTCTAGCTGAGGATGTTTTGCCTCATATTCTGACATATGGACAACCGCACCAGTCCACTCTTTTATTCTTTCTGAGTATGGATATGCGAACCCACTTCGATCAGAAATAAATTTTGCATGTTTTCCAGAAGTATAGGCCATTATGCAATGATCCTAGGAACTAGACGTAAATTAGTCCGATCCCTATCTTCTGTTGCGGCTCTAGCAAATTCTTCATCGTACACACTTTTGAGTAAACCAACACGATCGGGAGAAACTTTCATGCTAAGATAATAGGCTAACCCAGAAACTAAACACGGATAAAACCTAAAAGGAACATCAAAATCATTATTATAATCATCTGCATCGTCTATTCGCACAAGACGATAATAAATTATTTGATCTGTAGAATTTTCTGGAGTCGCCCATAAGTATAATACAGGATTAACCTGACGATCAACAAAAAACTGAGACGGTCTTCCTTCTGTAGATTTAGTTGGTAAATGAAGATAATCAGCTCTTGACATTCGTGTCATCGAAATATCTGTATTATTTCGACGTAAAACCATTTCTAATATATCTACAGTTTCTGCACCAAGCGTATAATTAGCCGTACCTTTAGTTAGTGTAGTGGTCACTTGCTCTAAACTAAATAGATTTACGCCTCTATTTGCCCATTCAGCCAACATGAGGTTTAAAGACCGTCGGGCTGTTTTTAAAGAATAACCTGTACGGATTTCTACACCGCAACGCTCATAGGCTTCTTCTATAGCGTCAGAAACGTCAATATTGAAGTTTTTTGAGTTTGATACAGCCATCACTCATCTTTCGCATATAAGTTATCGAAAATCTGATTTACATCCATTGTATAGTCTAAATCAGATTTTGAATAGTGTGTATGCTGTGACGGACGAAAATCTGGTGGACCTTCCCCTGTTGCAAACCATGCTGGATGCGTAACACGAACTCTATTATTCGGCAACGCTACAATATTACCCGTCCATTTTCCTGCATCTAAAAGCTCTAAAACATGACTTTGTTTATGCTGAGCTGGGTCGTCTGCTACCTCGCTATCAGTGTAATCAACTGTAAAATAATATTTCGCAGGAAAAAACTGACCGTCTATTTTAGCAAGCCAAGGACAAGGGTGTGCACGATCTAAACGATAAACTGCATGTGTATGTGACATACAATCCCAAGGTTGAGCAAAATGAACGGGCATCGGCTCGGGCCATTTATCGAACGGTGTATCACCAACTAATGCTGTAATTGGCATTCTTGCCCACATTGCGCCACCGTGAACATTGGGTTCATCTGTATCATCAACTTCAAAACCTGTAAAAAGCACTTGAAAACTTAAACAACGACTAGGCATCGTTGTTACTGCAATAGCCATGGCGTGTAAAAACTCACCATGATATTTTGTATGGTTATGGGTATACTCTCTACGCACCCAACATTTAAAGTGCGTAATATTACTTTGAAGATAAGGCAATTTACTTATTAGCCTTAACTCTTTTTATAGCCGCATTAAGACCGCCAGCTGACCCACCTTTAGAGCGTTTTTTAACACCGCCCATTGCACCGCCTTTAGCCATGCCTTTTGGTCTACCGCCACCCATCATTCTAGATACAGCTTTATCGTCCATATAACCGCCAGTAGCCATTGCGGTAACATCAACCATTTTTCCTGGATTTAATTCTTCTACATTAATTTGAGCTCCACCAGCCGCACCGCCTTTTTTCATTTTCTTGACGCCGCCTCTCATGCCGCCTTTTGCCATACCTTTTTTCTTCATCATGACTTTTTCCTTTTCTTCCGTCTTAGTGGTTTAACATTACGTGGTTTACCTTTTGTAGGTTGACCTAATTTTACTTTTTGTCTAATTCTACTTCTTTTTTCTTTTGTAGACAACTCACTTGCTGTTTTTGGTGTTTTTGAAGAAATCCTTTTACTGGGGCGACAATATGGAGTACCCCGTTTTTCACCTTTGCGACGCCCACATTTTTTCCCCGTGCGAACGTCTTTCCAGTCTTCTTTAAACCACCTTTTGAGAGCAAGACCAGCTTTTGTTTTTCTAACAGCCATATTCGACCCATTAACTGTATTGAGTTTCTTTTCTTCTGTCTTCCATTACAAGACCGCAACCACGTGCTACGTTTTTATTATTTGACGGACGTTTTGCTACTTGTCTAGCAATAGTTTTCCCATAACCGCCTGTAGATGCTTTTCTTACCTTAGATTTTTTCTTTTTACTTTTTCCATAATTAGCAGCACCAACTTTTCGACATTTTGCAATAGCACCAGAGGCATAAGCACTAGGAAACACACTATAACTAGCTTTAACTTTACGATAACAAGCGTCTTTAGGCATTTCTATTGCTCCTTCTTATACCTTCTTTTTCTTCTTATTTTTTACTAAAGTGCTTAAAGATTTAGCCTGTTTTGCATGTAACTTAGATGCTTTTTTTAAACCTTTAATAACTTTTTTAACTTTTGCTTTTTTGTTTTTATTCATTTCTTTCTCTTCTTTTTGCCAGCGCAATATGCTTTTTGACTAAACCCTTTAGGACGTTTACAGTTTATCTTAGCTTTTCGCTTCTTGCTCCACTTTTTCTTTTGTGGCGGTTTTGTAACCTGTTGTCGCATAGAACTACGACCGATAGCCATTAAAATACTCTATGTATAAATGGAGCGAATATAATTAAAACAGCTAATCCCCAAATTTTTAAATCTAAACGATCAAGCTGTTTTTGTATTTGTTCGTATCTTTTATCACACGACTGCTCGTGTTTTTCGATTCTTTTTAAAAGATCAGCAGTTTTCATTTTAACACTTCCAACGTCTTCTTGCCGCACAGATACGTTTTTTGGGCGTTTTACGACAGTTAATATTGTGCATTTTCGCTTGTCCAGCAGATCTTGAACAATACGATTTACGCCGTTTTGAACGAGCTTTCGACGGCTTTTTTTCCGTGACAGCGGTTTTAAGTTTACTTCCTGGATTTGCGCGACGATAAGCCCGAACACCTTTTTCTGTCATTCCCGCACCACTTTTAGTAGAGCGAAAATTCCCTGATTTAACAGAAGTCTTTATTGGTTTAGACTTCCGTTTTTTCTTCGTTGCCATAGCTACTATCCAAAGAAAGCAGTAATAGAGTCTACGTTAGTTAACGTAACATGACAGTCAGTTTCAAAAATCATGCCGCTTTCAGGAATAGTAACTTGCGTATCGTCAGACGTTAAAAACGTCATAGATAATAGTGTTTCTCCTGAACCGCCACCGTCTTTAAAAACTGCGGCAGGACTACCCGACCCAGCTGTTCTTACAACAAACGATTTTAGTCGAGTACGCCCACCAAATAGACTGCCCGTTGATGTTGCTGTTTTAGCAAAAATTGGTCCAGCCATCTGAGTCTCCTATTAAACAGTTGGTGAATCAGAAGCAATACCAAAGAACTTCAGAGCAATAACACCACCAGCACCTGCTGTGCCAGAAATTACAACTTCAACTTCGTCAGCAGTCTCTGTAGCCGCAGTAGTTGTTCCACCAGACATACCAAGCACACCGTTACAAGGGAAGAAACCCTTAAAGCCTGTTGCGTTAATAGCAATAGAAATTCCATCTACAAAGCCATCTGTGTCAGCATCTGTACCAATGTCAACCAAGTTTACGTTGTTAGCCGCAGCACTTGTCACTGTGATGGCAACGCCCATAGGAATGAAATTAGACGGAATACCAATAGATGACTCTTTATGATCTGTTCCAGTTGCAGCGATTGTAATTGAAGTGCTGTAGGTAGACAAAGTCATTTCGTTGGTAACAGAGCCAGTATTGGCGTTCTTAATAATCGATTTAAACCCGTTTTCGGAACGGACTGGACCGTTAAAAGTAGTATTAGCCATGGTTTTCTCCTGTCGTGGCTAGTGTCAACCCCCCGATGGAGTTGTCAGGATAAATTTACTATAAACGAAAAAAGGGCGACTGAAAAGCCGCCCTTTTAAAAGTCTTACTAGATTTATGCTCCTGGAGAACCAAAAACACAACGCGGATCTGAAAATCCGAAGCTATAACGCTCACGGGCTTTAAACCGCATATTTCCAGTATCGAAGTCACCTTCCATTGCAGTACGGATTGGCGCACGTTCAAAGTGCTTAAATCCATTAGGAGCGTCTGTCTTGATAAAGAAAGCATCTGTATCAGTTAAGAAATGGTTAATGGTATACCCATTAGGCAACATTCCTGTACTGCGCAGTGCGTTAATATCGTTATCTGCAGAAGCTGAACGCAAAGTAGAAGCTAAGATACGCTCTGCAACAAATTGAAGTGCAGGTGGAATAACTAACTTCATCCCACGAAGTGCGATTCTTAGTCCTCGTTCATCAACAAACCCAGAAATACTAATCATAGCATCTTCAAGGGAAGTTTCATTCAAATCAGCCGCTGTAGAGAACTCATTTGAAAAAGTACCGCCACCGTCAAGTGGGTGATCAGTAGCACAAAGCTCCTTACCATCTCCACCAGTAAAGCTAGAGTTAAATGCGTTATTTAACACACTTGCAGCTTTAACTTGCTTGGTATGCGCCATTGAACGAGCCAGTGCTTTAGTATAACGAGAAGCCAAACGGTCATACAAGTTATCCTCAATAGCTTCCTCAGTAATTGCGAAAGCTAAAGCAATGGTTTCGTGGGTGTAGCGAGAAGTAAATGACTCTTGCGCGTCATCAAAATTTACCGCTCCACCTTCATTTTTAGTTGGTGCCGAACCGAAACCAGTCAACATTACTTCTTCTTCAAAAGCTCGGTCAGATGACTCTGTTTCAAAGATTTCCGCATGTTCGTTTTCGTAACGACCATATTCCATGCCAAAGAGAGCGTTGAGTCCAGGCTCAAGCTCTTTAGCCAGTTGTGCTCTAGAGATTGCCATTATTCAAAGCTCCTTATACGCCTACACCCTGCCGATAGGCATGCTCGTTAATTAAAACGTACACGTTACCATTGGCAGAGCCAGAATCACTATTATCGGGATCTTTACTGTATCCGATAATCCGAAGTTGTGCCGTAGCAGTTCCTACAGTAGAGGAAATTTCTGCAATCGACCGTCCTGTGGTAGTCGAACCACTACCCGTGGAAGTCGTATCTGCGTTTGCGTTCACAGAGTTTGCAGCCATCGTACCATCGCACTGAATTTCGTATACGATATATGGATCATCATATACGAGTGCTTTAATATCTGAAGCAACAATACTTCCAGGATAGAAATTAGAGAACACAGGCTCTCCTGAAGTTGGGTCAGTATAAGAACAACCTTGAAAAACTCCTACGATTTTATCAGAACTACCTGCGGCTACATCGATGCCACCAGCGGCAGTAGCGATAACAGGTGAACCCTGAAATATTGCATTAGTGTGGTTACTTGCAATATCGTACTCGTTTGTTGTGAAGTTCGCTACACCACCCAAAGCACGGACGGGCTTTAGCCCAAAAGCGGCGTCTTTATTTGCCATTATCCACTCCTTACGGGTTTATCATGTGGCCTACTTAGTGTTAGGGCCACCAAAGGTTACACGAGACTGCCTATCTTTCGAAATAGGCATAGAAGGATGTTGTTCCTTCATGAGATCATTGTCCACCGCTGTCATTTGATCAGAAGTTTGCGATGCAAAATATTCATCACGGCTTTCAGTTATCTCTTGTGGCACTTTAGTTAGCATCAACCCACCTACACCGATGACTCCTGCATGCTTACCATCTTCAATAGTAGGCGCATCAAAGTCTGGATAATCCTCTGCACGAACAGGTTCATATCCTTCTCGGATTCGACCAGAAACGTTCTTTCGGTCTTCTTGACCACGAACCTCTGTTCTCACCCACCTGAATGTATAACCTTCAGGAGGTTGCGGTGCTTCAAGGGATGAAGCTGGTCGCCACGGTTTTCTGCGTTCGGTCTTCGAACGTGTTTCAGAAGCGCGAGGAGTTCTCTTGTTAATTTCAGACATTTAAGCCTCCTTCACGTGTTTCGCATATTCCTCAAGTGGAACACCGAGTTTCTTTGCGATAGCCACTTGACTTTGAGTCAAACGAACTGTCTTGCGCCCAGTTTTAGAACTTCGATTGGCAGGAGCAACGGTTTGGGCGGGTTTCCGCTGTCCAGATTTTTCTTCCCCAAATTTATGGGGAAACTCTTTTCGCATACGAGAATTGATCTCTGTATAGTAATCTTCTGATTGGGGATTATACCCCTCTTCTTCGATCAGTTTACGATGAATTGAGAATGCTGTAAAGGTCATTCCTTCATCTTTTCCAAACCATTCGTTTTCTGAAGCCCATTTTTGCGCTCTTGGATCAACTGGCGCGGCGGTTTGGGTATTGTTTTGTATAGCGGATTGAGCCTGTTTTGGGTCTTCAACTTCTGCTTCAATTCCTGCCTCTTGTCTTTGTTTCCATTGGGCTTCTTCCCTAGAAAGACGATCACTTTCAACACTTAATTTAGCAACTAACTCTTGAGCATCTGCCATAGCTTCAGAATCACCTTCTTCATAAGCTAATTTTAATGCACGTTTAGCCTCTGAAAGCTGACTCTTTATACGACCGCTTGTTTCAGTAACAAGCGCAGAACCTGCTTCAGAGTAATTTTTCGTTAGTTTTTCGTTTTCATCTTTTATGTTTTTAGCATATTCCAATGCCGCTTGTTCACGACGTTCCGCTTCACGCATCTTATATGTTAATCGATCAATGCGTTTTTTAACACCTTCGGAATATTCTTCATGTTCTGAATCAGAAGAAGGTTGTTCTGTATCCGCCTCTTGAGCAATAACTTCTTCTTCTTGGTTTTCTTCAGCTTCGGCTTCTTCTACTTCGATTTCTACGTTTTCTTCAATTTTTTCTTTTTCTTCTGCCATCTTTTACTCCTAAACAGCTAAGATATCACGGGGATCGTCTATAACAGCCAAAATCTCATCATCATTTAAAAGACGAGGTTCTGCACCATCAATTTTAAATCGTGACCCAGCGTAACGACCAAACATTACCCAGTCACCTTCTTTACACCAAGCTCCGTCAGGAAACTTACCTGTATCTGCATATGCGTCTGGTCCAAGAGAAACAACATAACCAATATTAGTAGCAAGTTGTTCTCTAGAACGAGTTTCATCAGACAGTAAAATACCGCCTTTTGTAGACTCAGGAAGAGTATAAGGAAGAATAAGGACACGCCAGCCTGTAGGACGAGGAAGTCTTTCTAAAGCAGGTCGATCTTCATCGACTTCATCAGAAAGTGCAAAAGTGGCAGGATTCAATAAATCTTTTTTCTTTTGCGTTTGCGCTTCGTTAGCGGCTTGGCGTTCCTTTATTACATGGTCAGGAACGTATAACCTTTTAGTCATCGTCGGCAGTCTCCATTCGTTTTTGAGTTTCTTTTATTGTAAGTTCTATGTCGCCAAGAGCAGAAACTTGACCCATAAAATGATGGTATTGTTCCATATTAGCAACACCATTAGACATCAGTGTTTCACTAATTTCTGCTTGTCTTTTTTCAATTTTACCTAAAAGGTAACTATATAAATCCATTAAAACGTGCCTTTAAAGCTCGTACCTTTGATAGCAATACCGCCGCCCTTACTTCTTTTAGCGGCTAACACTTCATCGCCACCGAAATTACCACCACCATATGCGCCACCACCTGCTTTTCTTACTTTGTTAGTTTTCTTTGTAGCACCTGCAATCTTATCTGCATAGGTGATTTTATCTTTCGGTGCTGCCAACGCAGCAAATTTCTTTTGATTATCAGTCATTTGAGAACCGCCACCAGAACGTTTTTTAACAGCTTTTGAGTCTTTTCTACCCATAGCTTCATCTAAATCAAACTTTAAAATTGCAATTTGATCAGGATCATCAGTGTTTTTTAACAATTCCATTAGTTCTTTTACACGTGTATTAGTCATAATTACCTCTTTGTAGCGAGTGTTACATTTGCACGAAGTGCGGCAATATCCTCATCAGAGGAAATTTCTGCTTTTTTAAGTTCACCATCCTGCTGAAGTTTAGCCGCTTCGATCTGATTACGAGCTTGATCAGCCATCGCTTTACGCTGGACTTCTTGCTGTTGTATTTGAAGTTCCTGTTGTTTAAGTTGTACAATCGGATCAAATTGACCTGTACCTGCCGCTTGTTGTGCCATTTGACTAATTTGCTGTGTTGCTTGAGCAGATGCCTCCGCAAGCATAGCCTCCTGTTGTGGGTCCATAATTTGGCCTTCCGCTGGTAGCGGCATACCAAGTGTCTGTTCTACTTGTTGCCTGTATTGAAGCGCAAGGTGTTCTTGCATATGCGCCATAAGGACTTGCTGAGCGATACCGTTCTTTTGAATATTTGGGTCTTGCAAAAACGCACTATGCGTTGCAATATGAGCGTTATGATTTTGAGACTCAAACGCTTTAACTGGTTTACCTGTAAGAGCATCCATATTTTCAGAGACAGGATCTTTAGGAATAAGTTCGTCTTTAGGTGGGAGAATTTTGTCGATATTTTGGATACCCAGCGCAAGATACATTCTCCTATATGCTTCGTGTAAGTCGTGAAGTTGTGGCGCAGATTGCGCTAATTGTAATTGTGTTTGAGCTAAAGTCACACGTTGACTCATACTAAACATAGCGGGATCGCTTACAGGTACAATATCAATACGCTCATCGAAATCGTCTGTTTTTACGTTTGCGTCGTAGCCTTCTATTTGATACGGATATTCTGCGGGTAAATAATTTTTAACAACTTCTGCTAAAATCCTCAGTTCTTGGCGTTGCGCAAAATGAAGTCTTTTATGTATTGCACTAAGAACTTTTGTTCCTTGCTCAAGAAGGGCAACAGTAGTGCCAACAGGATTCGCTTGACTACCTTCGCCAATATTTAAATCCGTGACGGACGCAAAACGTCTACCACTTTCAATAAGCACACCAAGCATTTGGAGGAGGGTACTTGACGGCTCTTTATACGGAAGAGGCATGATAGCTTCACGAATAGAACTTCCTGGAGCATCAACGTCACGGAATTCTCCAGGCTGGAGAGGTAGATCTTCATCGCGAACACGAAGCCCTCTTGCTTTAAATCCAGCTGGTAAATTTGCTAATGTACCCGCATCAATTAACTGACGCAAAATAGATGTAGCTGACTTAGTTAAGCCGCCAATCATATGAATTAACCCAAATCCATAAAACCCAAGTCCAGGAAGAAACTTATAATGCGTAAAATATCTTATTTTAGTTTTAGTAGGGTCTTCCTGTCTATAATTACGACGTATAGACAAAATATCCATAGTATCTTCGTGGATCGTAACGATATACGGAACAGCTATACCTGTTTCCTCGCCCTCTTCATCCTGATCTTCATACCCTGGAAGATCTAAATCAACATGCATCTCTAGCAGAGTTACCATGTCGCTAGATTGAATATTACGACGAAAACCTGTTAATTCTTGTACTTTATCCTCTGAAGTATCCGTATCATCAACTTCATCAGCTAAAACTAGAGCATCACTATAAAACCCAGAAACTTGAAGTTTTCTTACATCATTAGCGTTCATAGTAACAACGTGCGTAAAACGGGACGTTGCTTCTAAGCTAGACTCAGTATAAGCAACAACTAAATCATCTGGATTAACAAATTTACTTACTGGTCTTTTTAATGCAGGGTCATAATACGTTTTCTTGAACGTTGATCCTGACAAAGGCAGATAAAATAACATTTGATCTAATTCTGGGTCAAATTCTTCCATAACATCCAAAACTAGAAAATTCATATAGTTACGAACACGTTCTGATTGTTCTAAAATTTCTTTATTTTCTGAACCCACAATACGAGTTTGTACTGGTCCTCCTGGGGGAAGCAATTCTTTATACGCACCCGCTTGAAACTGTGTCGCACTTTCAGCTAGAAGGGGGTGATAGACACCAGAAGCACCTCTAAATGGTTCTTCGCGGTCATCTGTCTTAATACCGAGCAAATCTAAACCATCTGTATAGCCTTCTAGCCATTCTTGTCTAGATTCTACATCATCTTTATAGGATTCAACTAATTCAGAAGCTAAATCCTGAAGATTAGCCTCATCCATCTCTTCTGCTAGGTTAGCGTAAAAATCACCACCTAATTCATTTTCATCTTCTACATAACCAACGATTGCGCTACCATCCTCTAACATAACGGTATCGTCACTTTCAAACAAAGGTAGTTGATCTTCTGAAGTTGTTTCTATTTCAACTTCTGCTTCAACAGGAGCTTCGGTCATTAATTGCGCAATCGATTTTTCAACAGCCATCGTAAACTACCTCAATAATACATAAATTTTTTGAGTTTATATTCCAGTTCCTCGTCTTCATAATCCGTAGGTTGCCGAATAAACCCGCCTTGTCTGAACCTGAGGAGTGCTTGGGTGGTTGAATCCACCAGATCATCATGATCTCCATTGGGGAATTCACATAATTCCTCCACTAATTCTTCTGCAAACCTTGTTTCTGGAACCCAAACAAGTCCTGATTCAAACATAGGGGCAGCAGCATTTGTCCTAGCGATCTTATCATTGCCTCTATTAGGCGAATAATTTTGTACAGGTATACCCATAGCCCGTAATTCTTGAGTTAAGGGCAAACCTGACGCCTTTGCTTCGATAATAACTGAATCAGGATCCCAATGTATATAATTTTCTTGCGCAACACGTTTTAATTCAGGAAAATCGAACCGATCTTTAATAGAATCAAGTAAAATTATGTTATATTGACCGTCATCTTCGTTTAAAAACACACCCCAAGTGGTAATTGCGCTAAAATCAGCCTTTTCTGACTTTAAAAACGCTGTATCGTAGCTTTGTATGATATATTCAGCTACTGGAGGGCTAGTTTTTTCCCATTTTCTTATCCATTCACGCTGAATTATCGCTCCTTCACCGCCTGTCGGCTCTTGCATCCACTGTGCCGCCCATTTTTGATGTGGTAATGAGGCACGGATACCTTCTAATTCCTCTATTTTCCAAAATTCAGGCCAACAAGGGTTGCCAGAAGGCATAATAGCGGGAAATTCTATAACTTCCCATTGATCTGCTTTAGGATCAAGGGTTTGTGCTTTTAATAATTGACCCGTCAAGTCCTTTTTAGACCACCGAGTCATAACTAAAATGATTGTTCCTCCTGGTTGGAGACGCTGTCTTGGGCCTGACGTGTACCACTCATAGGCTGATTCCATTGCGGTTTCGGACATTGCGTCTTGTTCCGAGTGCGGATCGTCAATAATAAGTACATCAGCACCACGACCAGTAATAGCCCCTCCGACACCAGCCGCAAAATATTCTCCACCCTTGGATGTCTCCCATCGTCCAGCGGCCTTGGAATCTGCTCGCAATGCCACATTTTCAAATATCCTTTTATATTCTTCCGTATCTACGAGATCACGAATTTTTCTACCAAAACGTACAGCAAGTTCACCTGTATGCGTTGCTTGAATTATTTTTAAATCAGGTTTAAGACCCAAGAGCCAAGATGGAAGCATATACGACGACATTTCTGATTTCGAATGTCGTGGACCCATATTAATAATTACACGTTTTAATTCGCCTCTAGCAATACGATTAAACGTTTGTGACATTTTACGATGGTGCGCACCTTCAATAAACGACGGCCACATCGTTCTAACAAAAGTTAGAAAATCATCACGAGCTAATTTACGGGTTTCGCGTTGTTGTAATTCTTCAGCAAGAATAAAAGCGAGTTCTTGTTTATCTCTAGGAAGATGCGAAAAGTCTAAATTTTCCATTAGGGTACTGTCGCATCAACTGATTGAGCATCTGCACTATCTTGTTTTGCTCTAGCCGCCATAGTCTGGCGGAACATTGATTCTATTTGAGCAAATTCTTCTTCTGGCATATTATATAATAAATTTGGATTTATACCCATAGCTTGAGCTATTTCTTCTTGTGGGTCAAGTCCTGTTGTGTTAGCTCCTGCAATAAGATCCAAGGGCAAAGCTGCAATACCCACACCTTTTAGTAAATAGGGTAATGCTGTTTTTGCAGCACGACCTGTTGCAACACTAGCGGCTACAGGATAATTACCGCGTTTAAATGTTTCTTTTAGATCAATGTTGCCTTTTTGATCGAAGATACCTTCTTCCATAGACGTCATCGCAAGTTGCATTAATTTATCTTTTGATAACTTTCCTTCTTTTAACTCGTTCATAAACTTTAAATGAAAGTCATCAATTTGATTTAAATTATTCGCGTATATTGAATACGCTTTACTGCTTTCTACACCCTTTTCTAAATTCGTATCAAGCACAGTCTTAGCGTGTGACGACATCGCTTTATAAGAATTTTGTATAATATCTTCAGCTGTAGAATCAAACGACCGTGTTATTTTTCCTAATAACGAAGATTCTTCAGGATACCTCGCCGCTTTTTTAGGATTAGCTGTATAAAATTTTCCTACGTTTTCTTCAGCAGTTAACGTCGGTGTATTTTTTAAAAGTGCTTCTCCGCGATAAACTTTTACAGGTGTATCAGTTTTTGCAATTTCGCCACCAGCGTCAAATAAATCGGCCATCTCACCACCTGATCGTACTAAATCAAGTAATGCTGGCATATTAGGTATTGGGCGACGGTTTTCAGACATTAGCTATTAAGTGAATCATATGGGTTTAAACTAAACATTTGACCTAATTTATCTAAAAAGCTAGAATCGCCTTTAGATTTAGAGCGCGAATAACCTGATGTACCGCTACCCGTATAAATACGTCCACTACTACCTTTAGCTCCAAAAAATCCCCCACCTTGATTTTTTAAACGGCCTCGTCTCACATTACCACTAATATAGGGGTTAGACGAATCTGCAACTTGAAAAGCCTGATCAGGTGACTGTTGAGCTTGGTTTTGTGATAATAAACCACCTAACCCGAAATCTTGAACAGGCATGGTAAATTGACCACCAATACTTTTTTCTTCGCCAAACGGGTCTACCGACAATTTTAATTGTCCTGGACCAACTTGAACAGGTGGTGGTCCTTTTTTATAAGCCTGAAAAATATCGTTTAACGTATTAACCGCACCTCTATTTAAAAATTCAGAAGTCGATGCGTCTGCAACTTGTTCGGTAGGAATATTTGCTAATCCCGATACTTGTGGAGGATTAACGCCGTCGCGTACGCCACCCATTAAAGCATCCATAATTCCTGAGTCTTGATCAATCGGGTTATTATCAATTTGTAATTGACTTGGTACAGCTGAAAGTGGGTCTTGAACGGTCAAAGGTCTTCGTTCCATGCGTACATCAACAGGAGCCGCTGATGGACGAGCCGTATTGCGTATTGTATCACGAATAAGTTGATCCGCTTGATTTTTATTTGAGGCACGTATTTGCGTATTTAATGCTTCTGCTTGTTGCGGTTGTTTAAATATATCAGAAGCTGTTTGCATAACTTGATCTAAAAGACGGCTACCGCTAATTTTTTCTACCCCAGGACCAAGAATTCCTGATAAAAGTGAACTACCTCTTTCAGTCGCCTGTTGACCATCAATCGTTGGTGGTTGACCTTCTAAACCTTTTACCCGTGATCCTATATCCGCTAATGCAGAACCTGCAATAGGTAATCCTGCAGTTAGTGCAAGTGACGCGGCTGTATCCATACCCGACATCGGTTGACGAAACGATTCTACAGTTGTTTCTTGTCCTGTTCTTGGATCAATAACCGTTTGACCTGTACTCACACCTGAACGTAAAATACCTGAATTCATATCACCAGAAGCAAAACTGGGATTATATGCTGGCTGATTAGGATCATTAAACGGGTTACGATATTTCGAATACTGATTACTCGCGATCTTGTTTATTTGATCTTTCGACATTAAATTTGTATACGAAATTTTCGATGGGTCGATTCCAAAAACTCGACTAAAGAAACCTTGATTACCGTAAGGGTTTGTTGCAGTAATACCTTGAGCCTTGTTAAAATTTTCTTGACTTACTGGCTGATTATCATCGTCGGAATCATTATTAAAATTATTAGAACCACCGCTGTACATATCAGAAGAACTAATATTAGTAGTCTGACCCCCAGAAGCATCGGCAAACGAATCACCTCCTGGACCAGTATAGTCATCACCTTCATCATAAAAAGAAGGGATACCCATCGGTCCTGGCTTGCCAGCACCACCTAATGCTTTTAAAATACCAGCCTCTTTAGGAGTAATATACGAAAGTTGGTGCGGTTGTCCTTGAATGTCAACTTTACGTGGAGCGTTTACTGTACTACCACCGTCGTACTCGGCACTTCCCATTATGTTCTCCGAACATCAATAAATCTAACATAAACATATATCATTTTTATATAAAACAAAATCCCCTGTAGAAGGTTCCTTAACCTTCTTACTATTTTATGGGGGTGGGGTAGAAGGTTCCTGATCCAAGAATTTTGGGCATATCTCGTAAGAGCGTTACGTCTTGTGCCTATCTATATGTGTGTGGGCGGTTTTTAGGGGTGTGGGGTATAAAAAACCCCTAGCCGTAACGCTAACGGCTAGGGACTCAAATTTGCGTTAGCTAGGGGCTTAAAGCCCCTAGCCGTTAGGCGTTAGCCTACTTTTATTAAATTAGCCGCTATAAGTTTTTTACGGTAAAAAGTAACGATACGCGTAGCACCCTGCACGGTAGCTAACACCTCGCCCGTATCTAACTCTTTAATTAAATCCGCCTGCGTAGCCGTACCGCCGAGCTGGTCTAAAACGTATAGTATAGCCTGCGCCTGCGCAGGTAGCGGCTTTTCTAACGCCTCTAAATTAGCTTTTACGTCCTTAGTTAAAGACATTTTTAAATTACCGCGACCGTTAGCACTAGGGGCAGGGATACCGCACCGCGCGACAGACGCTTTATTAACGGTAGGGGTTACAGTAGCGTTAGTAGTAGGTTTAGAAATTTTAGTCATAGCTTAGTCCTTTCTGTGTTAGCTATTTAACTTATAACCTAAGTATATACCACTTTTTTACTATAGTAAAGTAAAAAACGACATAAAACGTAAATTAATTTACACGCTTAAAACACGCACACGACCACGAGTCAGTCAATCAAAGAGCGAAGACAGTCAATATCAATCGAGCGCATATTGACGCATGCGCACGGCAAACATATGATGATGAAGAGGGGAGTGATGATGATAGAGGGCGACCGAAGCCGCCCCCAAAAATTAGTTAAACAGCTTGATAAAATAACACAAGCGCGAAGCCAATTAGACAGTAAACTGCAATACTGCCAAGGGCGATAACTTTCAATGCACTTAGAAACTGGTCAAGCATGTCAAGCCCTCTCAGCGAAGACGTTTTCAAAGAGCCAAGCTGCCTCAGACTCTATATACTCTTTAGCTTCGCCAAGGCTCTGAAACCCTCTCGTAGAGCCTTCTTCAGAACTGTCCCAATAGGTCTCAAGAATTACACAAGGTGTGATACCTTCTTCATAATTAGCACGATAATAACTACAGCCATAGAAGCCACGCCATACGACCGAGTAGTGACCTTCGACGATTTCGCCCAAGTCTTGACACTCTTCGCGTAAGTTCTTTAGGGCCATGCCAGCCTCTGCGAAAACTTCTCTCATTAGTTTGACATCGTTCATAGCTTTGTTCCTTTCTATAATTAGCTACTATTATAGTATAGTATACACCGCTCAAGAAAGCTATCGCAAAATAGTCAAGCTCCGAGTCAATCAAACAATGAGTGAGTCAATCAATCAAAAGACCTTGGTCAAAAATCATTGATTTTTGACTGCGCGGCCTTTGTTGGTTTTCAGATGATGATGAAGGGTAGTGTGCCATCAGTCAGTCAAGCAAACCATGGGGATGATGAAAGGGCGGTCAAATGATGACCGCCCTCGCTGACTTATGCGTATGCGATGTAACCTTCTTCCAACAAATCTTTGCGGTAGAATGTATAAATGCGCTTTGGTGTCTGAACAGTCTTGAGACCGTTCTCTAGCATGGCCGCAATCAGCTCAGCCTGAGTAACGGGCTTTTTGTCAGCACCGAGAGCCTTGAGCGTATCCAAGACAACAACCGCCTGATTAGGCAAACGGCGATTTTCCTTAGACAAAGCAACAAGCTTGATCTTACGACCGTCAAAGCCCTTGGGAGCTGGAGCAGGGATGCCAGAGTTACCAGCGGGATCAACAACCTTCAAAGTAGCAGAAGCTGTCTTAACAGTGGCTTTTGTTGAAGTAGCCTTCTTCTTAGAAACTGCAGTCATAACAATGTCCTTTCTTGACTGTGAGCAGCTGGCTAGGCGACCGCCTTAACCATGATTATAATATAGTATAGTAAGAGGAAGAAGTAAAGTACAAAATAAACAAAATTATGAATAACTAGAACTACAGTCAATCAGTCAGTCGGTCAGTCAACCAAGAGCTTTTAATTGCAGTGAGTCAGTCAAACAAACATCGTGCAAAAACTGAGGCCAATCAATCGGCGCATGGTACGAGAATGCAGTAGATGATGAAACCCCATGGTCTAGTATCCTCAGAGCATCACTTCCGCGATGTAGTGTCAAAACATTATGTTTTGAATGGGCGACCAGTATCCATGACCTACCTCCAACTGATGCGCGGCGCATGTGCCATGAACATTGAAACGGAGTCAGTGAAACAGTATCAGTAGATGTACATTTAAGTTCAAGCCAAAACTCTGTACCATGATAACAGGCATTGACATCAGGAACTCCCTGCTGTAACGCTCCCGTCTCGATCCTCTGCCAATGAACCTTGGTCAAGTTGGTCTTCAATGCTTGGTAGAGTTTCTTCTCTGTCTGATACATGGTTCACCACTTTCATATTGCCACCGTCCAACAAATCCTGTAACTTTGATCTTAGTTCTTCATCGGACATCGTTTCGACTTTGTTGACGGTCACTTCCTTCTTCTCAATATACAGTCCTGCCGCTTTACCTCTCGAGATCTCCGCACTGATAGCCGAGGATATTTGCCCTGAATCAACGGCTTCATCACGCAGACGGGAAAGTTCAGTAAGATGCGACTCCATAGAAACATTCTGTCGCTCGATCTCTTTTTTCAACAAGTCGATGATATGATTAGAGATGAGAGGGTTTCTGCGAAGTAGAGCAGAGCCTTGAGCTTTCGCGCCAAACTTATGTTTTGTGAAACCAGATTTGCGAGCCGCTTCAGCACCAGACATACCCTGTACATACAACGAACAGAACTTTTTATGGCGTGGCGAAAGAGGACGATGTTTCTTACCATCGGGAGTTACCCAATAATTTCCACACTCTGATGGTGCGACGGGCGTATACTCAAGGGATTCCAATGTAGTTACTTCAGTAGCCAACAAGCTGTCTCCATTTACTTAACAAAGTAAACATACCAGCAAATCTTACCCACCGCAACAATGTATATTTACAGTGAGTAAAGTATTTACTGAAGCAAAAGTGACTCACGACGGCTTATCGTTCTCTTGTTATCATAACCTGCAAACACGATGTCATACCAACAAACCAAGGTTAAAGAACCACTTACAAAGATATTATGACATTATGAGATTATGATGGAGGTTTACGTGAACGAGTCACTCAAACCTGTAGGAATAGCATTGGGGGCAAAAGCCCCCAACACGTCAACTACTTTTGTTGAAATACAGAGTCACCAATCCACGACCACTCGCCATCGTCGTAGTGATACCAAGACATAGTCGTCAAGTTAAGAGCGAGGTGAACATCTAGTAGGTTTTCACACAAGACTGTAATCAACTTGATCTGTGGAACGATGTCCTCAAGGCTCTTGAAGACACCGCTTTGATATGTGCGAATCTGATTTGTTTCAGTATAATAAGCCCACATTATGCCACCTCTTTAATCTGCATGGAGTAAGGAAGTCCAACCTTTACCCACTCACCGTCAGTTACATAAACGTCATCGTTAGTTACAGAAACTTCATTGTCAGAAAAACGCCACAGCTCAAACTTCTGAGCATCAAGGGCATAATAATTATAATCAACTTCGCCATCGCAAAACTCTTGGTGGCTGGTGATAGAAGGAACGATAGACTCTCTACAAAGGTACATACCACCTTGAAGAATAAACTGAGAATAATCATCCTGTGAAGACTGTGTGTAAAATAAAAACATGACCTAATCCTTTCTTTGCTGGTCGGTGACGAGACGCTACGCGCCTACCATTATAATATAGTATACAACGTAAGAGAATACTATCTCAAAATACTGTATCGTACGAATCAGTCTAACAGGGGAACTATTCGGCAACAGCCCCCTGACGGTTGGATCATCAGGGGGCTGAAGCAGAAAGGAGAGTAGTTTTAGATGTTACTCAGCATCAACTGTTATGCGGCCTCGGCATACTCAATAGCTTTTGAAAGAGCCTTGGCTTTACGGTTAGCCCCAGCACCGAACCATGCGCTATGAAGGGCATTACCCTCAGCCGCGCCACGACGTTGGTGGTCTTCTACAAAGGTCACACCATTAAGCGCACCCCACCAAGTACCTTTAGCTGACTTGAGTGTCGCTCCTGGAGAAAGGTCGACCGCACCCATAACCATCTCAGCGGTACGAGAGAACTTTTCCTGAAGGACGAAGTCTTCATCACCTGAAGCCTTTGCTTTATCAATTAGAAGCTGGGGCTGGTACAACTCGGCGATATAATTCATAACGGTCTCGCCAGAGAACTGCTTTGATGAAAGGAACTCGGCTTGCTCTTGGAACTCCTTACGACGAACCTCGGACAGACCCAATGCCTCCTCTGCCGCACGACGAACGTCCATATCGAACTCACGGATATGAGGCATACGGAACGCTGCACCGCCATCGGCAAGAGCCATGGTTAGAGTATTATTACACACGACCCTGATAGGCGTGAACTTTATGACCATAGCCTTACCTGCAACATGTGGCTGATTAATAAGCAAATAACCTTTGACCTCGTCACCACCTGCAAGTTTGAAGTCTGACGATATCTTAGCCAAGCCCCAAATCTCTGAGCCGTTACGAAGCGATCCAGCTGTCTCCATCTTCATGTGGCCAGCCTCAGTAAACTTCTTAAAGAAGTCGAAGATCTGCTCGTTTTGGATAGGGACGTAATCGTCACCGCAATGTGACAAAATAAGGTTATCGCTATCTCGAGTGAGGAAATGATGACCGTCGACGTTCATTACGGCGACACCCTCATGCCACTCGGCCTCGGTGAGCGTGTAAGCAGGACGCTTAGAAACTGTCCAGTCGAGTGATGCGGCTTGCATCATCTCAACAGGTGTCAAATTATCTTGAACCTCGACACCTAAACCGTGCCACGGAACATCGCCAGCCCAAGCCATAGTTTCAATATTATGTGCCATGTCTTTCTCCTTTTCTAAGTAATGACAACTATTTACTTCTTACTTTATTAGTATAGTAAACAATATAAATGATTACTATAACAAAATACTGAGGCGGTATCTCCATTTATATCTCCTAAACATAAAAAGATTGAATAGCCGCTTCGATCGTTTCAGTAAGACTACAACCACTGCCGATAATTTCTTCATCATGGTCTAATAACATAACTTCTAAAGTACGAAGATTAATGATAAAAGCATAACAGCTCTCTGGCCATTTTTCATCATGATCAAGTTGTTTAATATAATTCATGACTGACGTTGTAGTGGCTACTTCGTCACCTAGCTCGTAAACAGTTCCCATGAACTGTACATGACTAATCTCACCTGTGTCGTCACGAAAAGCATATACTGCTAACATCTAACCCTCCAACCCATAAATAAGATTATTAAGATGTGCTGGCTTTGAACGATCCAAGATTAAACGATCGCCACGGAAGTCGTAATAGCCATGAATAATAGGCCTCTTGCCTCGACGTGCTTTTATAACAACAATCTCTCTTATTTCAGACTCGTCATGGTGTTCAAACAACTTACGATCGAAAGCACGACGTAAGTATCGTCCAATATCACTGATGCGAGGATAGATAGGGGTCAACCATTGACCGTGTTTACCACGCATATAAATTTGTGCTGAATACCTCATTTGCTGTCCTTTCTGTGCAAATATATTTCTTACTTTATTATTATAGTAAACAATAAAGATGAATACTATACCAAAATACTGACGGGAATAAACCGTGCGTGGGTTTCGATTTCTTGGTTCCAAAAGAAATTAGAATAGATAAACAAACCTATCAACGTAAGAATAAAACCAAGTAATATCAAACCAAAAGCTGTCGATAGTTTGATACGTCTAGGACGTGGAGAGATACTATCAATGTGAAGACGGATTAGGTGATTTCTCATTATCTTTCCTCCGATCAGTTAGTTTATTTATAAACTCTTTTTTGATGGTATGAAAGTCGTCATCGTTAGTCCACCCATTAATAAAGAACTCAAAGTGTTTTAATCGAGCAGGAAATACGACAAACTGATTACAACCATCACAACATCTACCATCTTTTACAGGTAGTGCATTATGGCCTTTTGTCCAATAAGCCTCACCCGTCGAAGGATGGATTTGCGGCTCGATCTGACGGTGACATATACAACACTCCATTTTCAATGGCCTCTCTTTTCTTGAGGTTACAATAAATCGCTTTACTAAAGATATAAGGAAGAAGATCACTACGTTTAAACATTTCTGTAACAAAACTATCAATCTCCTCATATGTCATAGAATGAACGGCTTCGGCTAGATCAGCTGGAAACGTACTCATATTATACTCCAATTAATTGGTTCTGGGTCGACTTCATTATTGCCCCAATCCTTACGGTCTTCCTCTTCTTCATAGCCCCTATAATACTCAGCGATCTCTTCGTCCGACATACTGTGCTTATCGAATTTATCAGTCGAGTAAGTATCACCAGCATAAAAATGAGGGTTAGCTGGCCGACCGTAATAACGGTCGGCACTGCCGCGATCATATGGCGAACCATGCCTACGGTCTGGCTTTTTCATGATACTTGATCTAAAAATCGACGCTCGTACTGACTAAGTACAGTTTGGGTCAATCGAATAGGAATGCGCTCGTCTAAATCTTTAGCAACAAACATACCAAACTCTGTAAGCAACCACTCGTGTTCACGGCCACCTATCTGGATAGGACGAGAAGCAATAAGACCATAATTACGAGGAGCATTAAGAGAAGACGCAAGACCACCACGGTTTGTGTAATTTATCGCGCTAGAGATCTGAGGCGTGGATAAAGGACCAATACTACGGTTTTTATACAAGCACACTAAGACTTGCCAAGTACGAAACTGAGTGCGGTGTGTCTCACACGCCTCGGGTGCAAAAGCAACAACGTTACCTAAGTTAGTACGAATTATGGTGTCTTCTTCGTCCATAGAGTCGTAACCGTTATGTATGTCGGCAGATAACTCAGGGTAATCACGATTAAGAAGAAAAGCAATCTGCTTAGACGGAGTACGAAACTCTGCTTCAGCTACTTTTTTCAAAACACGATAAGTAGGTAGCTCAACGGCTACAGATTTATGGCTTTCTATATTTGTCATATATGTCTCCATGAATGACGTGAAGGAGTAATGCGACCACATTACTTTACTTATTATAGTATAGTATACAATAGTAAAGAATATAACCTCAAAATTATGAAACTTATGATGTCTGTCTAAAACGAAAAAAGGCGACTCATTGAGCCGCCTTTAGTTTGGGGAGAAAAAATGAAAATTAACCAAGAATTTCCACTGACTCTAGTCTAACACACATCTCCCCTGAAAAGCAATGATTAATACGATACCAACCCTCACGAGTACCAGTAATGTGCCAATGTTTATTATCTTCGTAACGATCTGTAGCAGGGTTTAAGTCATGAATGACAATACCTTGCTTATCTTCCCAAAGCATCCCCCATGCGCAACTAACTACTCCTCGCTCTTTAGATGACCGAAAAGGACGAAGAACAGAAAACCGCATAGCACGGCTAGGGTCAACATGATGAACGTTCCATTTATTACCAGCTTCGTCATATTCTGTGACGGGGTCAGGCAACATAGCGTCTTCACCAATCGGTGGAGGTCCAAAAAAGTTTTCGAGATCAGAATAATCTGCGTGTCCAAATCCTAATAGGTTACATTGATTAATGACACCAAATATTTGCTGAGCATCCATAAGGTCATAACTAAAGACCAGTTGTTTAAGTTTACCCATAATTTCTTCCTTTCTTTCTGGATCAAGCCATTGACGGCGAGCGAGGCGTAACTCATACGCCTCGTCATCTTCGTAATCAGGCATATCTGGCATATCTAAACCTGTTTTCATGTTTATCCGCTTCAGTATCGAAATTTTTATCTTCGCAAATAGAAACTACAGCCTCTCTATGGCACTGTGCAGTACGATACCAACCCATAGCCATGTCATGCCAGATGCTGTTATTATTAAAATACCAATGATAATGGTCGTCGGTTAGCTTTTGATACACACGACGCTCACGGGCTTTTTTCGTATTATCACGCATGAACTCTAAACACTTTTGATAGTGCCGCATACAGCTCTCGAACTGACGTAAACGGTAATCTAACTCATACATATTTTTCTCCTTTCTACGAAAATCAATGGGTGCTAGATACTTCTTCTACAAACCCTTGTGTAATAAGGTACTCTTTATAAAAATCGAGAGTCTCCTCCTGATCCTCAAATACAGGCTCTACTTTATTACCTATAATAACAGCGGCGAGAAGGTCAGCTTCCGACCTATCCTCGTCTCGTAAAGCTCGCCATAACGTTATAGCGACCTCTGGCGACATTTTAATATCTGGGTCTGACATCTCTTGCTCCTAATATTTAAGTTATAATTTATTATAGGTAGCAAAACGTAATCAATAAACCGCAAAAACCTGAAACTACTCTTGGTTAAATATCCAAGCTTCAAGCTGTTCGTCTGTCATAGTATCAAAATCAGGCTCTTTAACAGTTTCTTTGATATGGGGTTTTAAGATTCTTTTTCTTGTTTTCTTAGGTAAAGCCTTCTCAATTTTTCGTCTGCTTTTTACAGACCATGGAGTCTTGCCGACAGCTACAATTTTTTCTTCTGTATAAACTTTCGTATCACATATTCTACATTTTCTGCGACGTCTGACTGTGCCTTTATATGTGCGGCTATCTACTACATAAGTTGTATCAACACTTGTCTTACACTTTTTGCACTGCGTAGTCTGCCTCTTGTCCTCTTGTCCATCCCCTTGTGCTTTCTGCATGGCTAATTACCTTTTCTATTTCTTTAGCGTCTCCCCAGTTTGGTCCTAAGTCAACGTCTACTTTAATAGGAACAGACAACTCTACGCACTGTTCCATAATTTCTTTTATCTTAATGATTTGCTCTTCTGATTCGATAGAAAAATCTAATTCATCGTGTACTTGAATATGCGGAACGATACCTTCATCGTACAACATCTTCATAGCTTTTTTTGTCATATCAGCCGCGCTTCCCTGAATGAGTCTATTCATTGCTTTATGGGTGAATGCTCTTTTGATTGCGTTACCGTGTTCTGCATACGCTGTTTTATGATCCATGATTTTACGTGTACCAAACTGTGCTGGTTCCCATTTATCGAACCGACACCGTCGCCCTAGAAGCGTACGAATACTTCCTTGTTTTGAAGCCCTCTGTACTGCCCTCTCAGAAAGTTGTTTTACAAACGGTACTCGCGCATGATATTGACTAAACAGCTCTTTACCTTCGTCAAGGGTTAGTCCAAGGCTTTCTGATAGTTTAGTTACGCCCATCGAATAAAATAAACCAAGGTTGATGTTCTTAGCTTGCTTGCGCGGTATCCCCGCCATATCAGCTACGATTTGATGGAAGTCTGCATCTTCTTCTTGGAATGCTTTTACGGCATCGCTCGCTCCAGGAAGCCCCATCATATCAGAATAATGAACAACGATCCGTGGCTCTTGTTGCGAATAGTCAAACGCCCCCCACTGGCAACCTTCCTCAGGTATAAATAGAGAACGTATTTTCGTGCCGATCTCAGGGTCTCTGGCGGGAACTTGTTGCAAGTTAGGGTTAGAGTAGCTAAACCGTCCAGTCACCGTTCCTCCGTCGTCTGAGCGAAGGGGGTGAAGCTCTGCGTGGATACGCCCATCGACTTGGTTAGACATAATCATTCCATCAATAAATGTAGTCCTTGCTTTATTCATCTTTCGAGCTTCTACAATCAGCTTAGGCATATCGTGTTCATGGTTTTCAAGCCAAGACTGTTGAAACGATGGTGCATCAAGTGCTGTTTTAGGATAAGTTAAGTTGAGTGAATCAAACGCTTGTTGAATAGATTTGTTTGCCCAAACTTCTACATTGCGCCCACAAAGTTTCTTTATTTGATGAAGGGCGGCTTCCTCTCTTGCACGAAACCATTTAGATAATTCTTCTGCTTTATCTAAATCTACTCGCACACCTCTCCACCGCATCTCTATAAGTAAAGGAGTAATCGAAGATTCAAGGTCGAAGATAGACCATAAATCCTGCCGTGTCATCTCGCCCTTTTGCCACTCCCACAGCTTTAGAGTTAACAAAGCATCTTGTTCTGCATATGGTCCTACATACATAGGCGGTAGACGATGTAAACCACCTTTTGCATCTACGCTCCATGCTTCAGCGGCATCTCGTAGTAACGTCTCGTCTTTTCTTTCTTGTAAGTATTCCCTACCTAAAGCGTTTAATGCATAACTAAATCTATTTTCATCTATCAGAGGGGCAGACACCATAGTGTCAATAAGTCTGTTTCCACGCAACTCGATACCTTCCCTGCGCATCCACCCAATGTCGTAAGAAGCGTTATGGCAAATAATATCCGCACCATTATTAATTTGATCTTGTAACCATTTCTTAACAAGTTTTTCATTTAAGTTTCCTCCTGCTTCGTGTTTTACAGGTAAGTAGCCAGACCAATCAGAAGTTGCTACAGCATAACCTACAACATGACCATCGCTTCTTGCCCAACCAGCACCACGCTCTTTTAGAGAGGGGTCATAGGTTTCTAAGTCGATACAAATTTCTTTAGCTCCCTTTAAATCAGGAAGCACTTCTGGTGGCGTCCAATCACTATCAGGAGAAAACAAAGGTTGTTGAAGAGGATTTTTTGGCATAGCTTGCTTCTTTGCAGTTTTTGTCTGCGTTGAGCTTACTATATTATTAGTCACGTTGACTACCCCTATTACAAATTTCTGCATCTATTAGAAATAGATAGCGTCTAAGGTCTCGTATATCGTCTAAAATACCTTCAGGTCTGGTATCTGCCTGCATAGCTTTGAAGATATCGTAACCATGTTCCGTTACCTGTTTTTCTAACCGATCCCATTTACGTGCCGCCATCATAAACGCCCCGATACCGCCCCGCTGTTTCCAGCTGTCACCATAGGACTGCTCGGCTATACCTAACCTATCGACATCTTCTGCGGCAAGGCAACCAACTGTATATATAACTTCAGATTTTTCTTTCGATCCATTCGACACAGGCTTTTCTCCAATCGTCTGCTTGTATTCTTTTAGCAACAGATAGTGCTTCTACATTTAAACCACCTTTATGAAGCCACCATGCTTCAACTAAAGGCATGGCTACTTCAGGAAATATAGTATTTAGAAATTCTTTATGATCATGACCTAATCGCATCCAGTTAAAGAATTTAACAAGTTCGTGGTCAAATGAATAAGTGTGTTCCACTAACGGATACGGTTTAAGATCGTATGCCTCATAAGGGTCAACGGGATATCCTTGCGGTAACTTTGATTCTAGCTTAGACCAAACACTATCATATACATGAGCATTGTTGCTTACCTGATAATAATGTCCAATACGACACCCTGTGAATGCGGCAACATATTCATGTAACATTGAAAAGTGTACAACGTTTGCACCATAAGCCCCCCAAATCATATCGTTTGAACGGTTAGTTACAGTCATATCAAGAATATAATCATCTTCGTGTGTAATAGGACGACACTTAAAAAAGACTTGTGTATTACAAGGTACATCTTTTGACCCAGAACCAAGATCTTTAGTAGCATCCCACATTTGTAAAACGGCACGGCGATCTAATGGATCAGATAGCAATATTTGAACAACTTCTTCTAGCTGATCTCGTCCAAACCATTCACGCCAACGATGACCATACGCACCGTTTACAAGAACACCGTCGTCAGAAAATTCTGCCATCCTTGGAACAAACTCTGTTAGTGTTTCTAAGTCGTTACGTCCCGCCAACATCCATAGTCCTTCAATAAAATGAAAAAACGGATTACAGTTTCTTTCTGGGCTAAACAGCACTCGTTCATTAGGTCGTGTATAAACCGAGGTTACAGGTTCAGCGAACATGTATACTTTACCATTACGAGAATCCATTTTTATCAAACGGTCGGTTTCTCGTAGGTTCATAACAGCGATATTAAAAACACCATTAATATTTTTTTCTCTAATTACTTTCATGGATACTTACCTCTTGGTCTCCCTTCTCCATTACGAACACGCTCATATTTATCAAACTCACATAAGCTGTGTTCTATCTCACGCATTTCTAATTTAGGCATCCAGTCACCTATGTAATCTTTAGATTTTTGAAGTAACTCGTACATTTCAGCATTCCAGTTATGTGATCTACGCTTATAATTTAAATCACGACCATGAACACGATTAAGCCCACGCATTGCTCCTGGACCAGCATTAGCCCAACGCATTATATCAGTTGCGCCTTGAAAGAAATGTGTCCAACGTAAATCTGTTACAAGCTCATAAGACATAAACGCACCAAGATAGGGATAATCTTGAAATATCTCCCACGCCATCTCTAAGCGTGGGCATTCTATAAAACGGCTAATTAGTCTATTTTCATCTTTAAGTATCTGTTCGATACACCAGATAACACCGTCTACTTTATCTTTGCCGTCAGGAGTTTTAATTATGTATGCACCAGTAACGTACTGGTCTTGTTTCTTTATCTCTTGCCTAGCTAATTCGGAATCCCACTCGATATGCAGATTGTGCTTTAAAAGCGTTTCGCCTGTCTGAATTAAGTTAAACCAGCGAAAGATAACAGTGGCCATTAAGACTTTATTATCATCTTTTAAAGGGTCTCGCATCTTCTCGCGAAACCAAACAGTTGTTTTATCACTTTCTCGGTAGGGGTTGGTGAACCGATAAGTTTGAAGTATTTCGTCTTCAGTCCAATGTTCGCGAGGAAGCCCTCGCTTCTTCTTTTCGAAGACGCGGTGGCGTTCCTCTATCCACCAAAAGAAACGTGCTTCTGGTGTCATACTTTTTTCCTTAAAATCCAATTACAGTTATTAGCTGTTTCTGGATAAGCTGTAGCTAATATAACACGAGACCAATTTTTATCAAAGCGTCCTTGTATATCATCTATTACAAATTGAGGCCATCTTAAATTAGCACGATGATTACGTTTGAAATTATTCATTTGCGTAAACGTTCCGTAGTGTCTTTCGATGGTGTAGTATTTTTCGAGGAGGGTTTTGAGTTCTTCGTATCCCCACTCGTAGACGTGGTCCTTTGGGAGAACGTCGTTAGACCCATCGTGGTTCGGCGTCGAGATATACGCAATGCCGTTTGGACGCAGTTTACGCCATGATGCTTCGATCCAAGGTTCAATGAACTGCCTCCCCATGTGTTCGATAACTTCCGTAGTCATAAAGACATCTATAGACTCGTCTTCGACTGGAGGTTCAGAATTAATTGTTAAATCTTGAAGAACTATACGACCGTTACCCCCAGTCATAGTTTTAAACCACTGATGTTCAGTGACATCTAAATCATCATCTACCCACCAATCTACAAGACAAGCTGGATCAATATCCATACCTGTATAACTATTAACGATTTCTTCCTTACGAGATACAAACGCTTTATATAAATAACGAAGCGTCCAAACCTCACCGCAACCAATTTCAAGAATGTCTTGTGGTCGACCTTCTTGTTTAGCCCTATCCATAATTAGCTGTGCCATCTTACAAAAGCGACTAATATGAGCCAGTTCGTCTGGTCGCCAGTTAGCAAGCGTACCAGCACCCGCAATATCCATGCGAGTGTTTTTTGAATTATTTGCGTTTACCGCAAGTTTTTTTCTAATAGATGCCATTTGTTACTCCAAAGTTAAAAGGGTGGGGAAGGGAACGGCTACTCAGCACGCTCTTTACAGTAGGGAATTTTACCAAACCCTTCCCCGAAGAAGAAACGATTTCTGTGTGAAGCTCATACACGGCAAGCCGTAGTAACCCCTTTGCCCATCGTTTCTCCTGCACTACGAGACTAGCTAAGAATACGAATGTATCCTTTGTCGACCATCTCGCGGTGATAGTGTTTATAGACCCGCTCTACAGACTGTTTAGTCGGAAGCTCACCCTCCAACTTATCCCAGAACAAGTCTAAACGGATACCGCCTTCAAACTCTTTAAGTTTGTCTAACAGAATAACCATCTGCCTTGGACCTTTTTCTGGGTGTTTAACGTAAACTATTTGCTTCTCAGAAGACAAACGAGACGTTGATTTTTTACCCTCGGCTCTTTGAGCTTTCTTAGCTTTTTTATCTTCCATTGCATTGAGATCTTTAACAATCTCTTCAGAAGAAAATGGATCGACATTAGACACTTCTGTCTCCTTGAATTTTTGACCTTTAGGCCAGTGTAAGTACCAGTCTTTCTCGGTCTGTTTATGTGTTATAGATGGATCCCACTGCCAACTATCAGGAGCGACTTGTATCCAGCCGCCATACCCTTCGCCAGCTCTAAATGACTGAGCCATTTTACCCTCCATCCGTCTTACTATGTTAAACATCTTAGACTAGATATAGTGTAAAAACAAGTACAAAATAATCTATAGTGGGAAATATTTAGTGGTCATTGGCTGAACGATATGCAAGTTTTGTTTTGCTCTTGTTAGCCCAACGTAAAAAACCCGTGTATCGTCATCAGGATTTTTTTCAAAACCTTTCCAAGTTCTATGTGGAATATCTGTTAGTAATAATACATTATCAGCTTCGCCCCCTTTTGCTGAATGTATTGTAGATAAACCAATACGAGGTTTTCTCGTTATTTTTTCACCTCGCCTTAGTATTGAAAGAATGTAACTACGTTCTTGAACAGAAAGTGAATCAAACATATCGTGCCAAATCTTTGGCTCACCTAACTGTGCTTTTTGTTGTACCTCCGCTAACGTAAGTTGCGTCGTCGGGTCGAGAAGCTCAAAGACTTTCTTTTTTGATTCTTTAATAAAAGAGACAGCTGATGTAGCATCTTCGGGATAAAGCAAATCACCTCGTCTTAACCTTTCCCAGTTTTGTACTGCTTTTACTTTCTTTTCAGAAATTGACGGTGTTCCTTTTCTTTCAAAGTATACACCAAGACCCCGACAATGTGCATCTATTTCATTTAATAAATAGTTAGAACGAGATAAGATTAACCACTCACCAGATGAGAGGTCTACATGCTCGAAACTTGCTTCGCTGATAACCTTGCCTTCCTCATGCCTAGCATTCCAAGTTTTATCTGTGCGTGTCTTGACACGGCGTATTATGGAATCAGCTATCCTATGAACGCTTCTGGGGATACGATAACTTTGATCCAAGATACGAGCGTTTTCTTTACTGATAGAAACAAGGTGTTCCACGTCTGCCCCTGCCCATCTAAAAATAGCTTGATCATCATCGCCAGCGATATAGACACGCTCAGAGTTTTCTGCAAGCAGTTCTACTAACCGCCACTGTAATGGACTAAGGTCTTGAGCTTCATCAACAAACATTACATCTAATTTAGGTGCAAGTTGTTTGCGAACACATAAATCTAACATATCTGTAAAATCATGTAGACCCCGTGCTTCTTTAAAATGAGCTAGTCCTTTTTGAAAACGTTCTAAAGCAAACCAATCTATATCTTCATCGTAATGTTCATGCCACTGTTCTCTTAACGAAACACAACGAAGTCTTGATAGACCTTCAATAAAACTAAGTCTATCATCTTTTGATAATAACGATACAGCCCCTTCCTCCAAAGATACTGTGGAAGATAAACGCAAACCCATAATGTCGTTAAACTCTTTTATAGATGCGCCGTTAAGAACAGAAGAACGTGATAACCCCAGCATTCGGTGGCATAAAGAGTGTAACGTTCTAAAATTTGGAACTTCTTTTTCGTGTAAACCGAATCGTTCCATCGTACGATCTCGGCCTTCTTCAGATGCCTTTTTAGTAAATGCGAAATAACCTATACGATCAGGCGGTGTACCACGTTCCATTTCCATTTCTATCAAATTTAAAATAGTTGTAGTCTTGCCCGTTCCTGGTGGACCAAGAATAATTGACCATGTGCTTGGGTCTCTAGACATTAAAACGGCTCATCTTTCATATCTGGAAGGTCGTAACCGCTGTCCTGAGAAGCAAACTCAGGAACATACCAAACAGTTACGCCTTTATTTTTAATATGAAAAAAGTGATGATCGCCGCCCATCTCTCGTAACCTAGCGGCAATGTGGTTTCTCCCATACTCTCTAAACTGTTGCCTACTAAAATACTCAAGTAAATCCTTTAACCTAAAATATGTTTTGTCGTCCTCTGTCCATGGTTTACCTAAAAGTATCTCGTCTCGGTTTTGAGCTTGAGCTCGCTCAGTACAAAATGCTTCTAAAAGTTCTTCGAACTGACCCTCTACTGAGACATCTTTTGGTACTTCAATAATTGACACAGCGTCTAATAGCTGTTGAATAATATTTCGCCAACTGTTTTGTCTTTGGCTTGGTGGCATAAAATTAAGGGCATCCATACACCGTCTTTGGAACTTAGTTTGATTTTGTAATTCTTCGGTAGTCAACTCTATACGGTGTCCTTCAACATCTAAAAACCATATTGGTGGAGTAGAGTCCTGCTTTTGTAGATTACCGAACTGTGGCATACCGCCTGACGAACCGACTCCAAAATCACAGGTGCGACAAATAGACGAATTACAAAACGCGGCAATAGGTTGGTCATTACATTTATATTGGTAATCTTTATTATTCAAAGCACGGATAACGGTCAATACTTCTTGCGCACCTAGCGGTGGTTTCATATATTTGAAGTTAAATTCTTCAACCTTGCGCTCCCAACTATCTTGAAACTTTTTACGAGCAAATACCCCTAAATCAAACAATCCGTTATTTCGTGTGCCTTCAGGAAACCCCATCGCGCATAACGAACGTAAACAAGGTGGCGAACCTTCTAGATCAGGATCAGACTCTGCTGTATTAATCGCTTTAGCTGTAAGGTTTTCTAGTTCGCGTTTTGTTATCTGTTTAGATTTACAATGTGCTATAAACTCTTGTAAGTCAAGGATACCTTCACCATTGTCGTTGTGGCAATAACGTGTAGATGTTTCGCCCCCGAAGTATGGCATATTTAAAATATTACCACGATCCCCTTTTTCTAACAGTAGTTTTGTTTGTTTAGGAAATATTTCAGCAGTGCCGTAACCAAGCGCAGACGCAATTTCTTTTAGTTTGCCTTGCATAACTGCGGCAGGAACAGGCTCAGATACGAAACAATAAACGTGCGCACCACCTGATTTAGATCGGCCTACTACAAAAGGTAGTTCATTACGTTTTACTAAACGTTCAACTAAATCATCATGTTTAAGTGGGTATGTATCAATGTCAATAGCCCCCCACAAGCAAGAATTATCTTCTCTAATGGGTACGATGCCAAGACTTTCAACGCCACGTAAATGGTTATCCCAAAGTTCAATAAGACGATCATCGTCAATATCTTCAGATACAACCCTATATTGTCCTTTTTGTTTTCCTGGACCGTTATCTTCATTTGGTCGGTAACTTCCATAAGCTAATCGCAATCCTGAAAATAATTCAGCGAAATCTTTAGACGACATTTCCTATCCTTTCTGATGGTAAGGAAAGGGGGCAGTAATACACCGCCCCCTCGATTTATATTTAGAAAGGAGCAGATTCGTCTGTATCTGCTACAGTACCGTCTGCATCAGGGTTTTTAGCTTGTACATCCCCAGACTTAATCATTTTAAGGAAGTTAGCACCTTCAAGAATCATAGCCTTATTACTAGCCTGACCTTCTAAGCCGATAGACCAACCGTACCAAGAACCACGATCGTTTTGCTCAGCTACCGTTTTAAGACGATATTTAAACAAGAACATAGGTGCTTCGACCATATCTCCTGCTGAGTTTTGCACCCTTCGCTGTTTCATCTGACTAACCCACTTACGAGCTTTTGTAAGCTGAGTAGACGTCATAGCGATAACTGCTTGTGTCCATGCAGTTTCGTCTTCGTTACAAACCATAACGTAAAACTGTGCTGTTTCTGCGATATAGTTTTGATTAGGAAGAACGAACTGGCCTCTATCATTCTTAGTACACTGAGCAAGAATGTCACGACTTTCGTGTGCGTTGATAAGACCTCCGCCCGTTTCACGTGGAGCCCACTCAAGGTACTTTTTATTGTAGTAACAAGGAACTACGATTAGCCCTTCGTCACCATCGGTTGCATCGCCAGTAACAGTATTATAGATATTACCTTGCTCTGCGCCTTTGATATATTTACCGTCGTTTTTGTTTAGCTGTGGGCTGAGAGCCTGAAGCATCTGAAGAAACGGAATGGCAAAATCGTCAGAGGATGTATCCTCCAGACCTGTACCAAGAGTAAGCAGATCGTCATCGACTACTGCGACTGCGGATGATTGCTGTTGAACAGCGACTTCTTTTGTAGCCATACTGGCCTCCTATTTAGAGATTTTAGTTTTGAACCCAGAGTACAAACCAAACAGATTTGTTGGTATATCCGTACCTTTTTCTATCTGTTCCTTTGCAAAGCCTTTGAGCGTTTGATGATGAACAGCTTCTTTTGTGTCGGGAACGATACCTTCAGCTATCAAAACCTTTTTAGCTTTTTCAAACTTGTTATCGCCTCGACCAAATTTAGCCACAACCTCACGCTTTATTAGTTCACCGAAACCGTTTTCGATAAGCCAAGCGTGGGCTTCATCTACGTTCGCTTTACTAATGTGGGCGGTTACAAAGGGTTCAGCTTTTACCCTAGAGCCGTCTGCTAATTTCATCTCTGAAATACCAGCTTCGGCTAAAGCATCAGGAAGATCGTGTTCTTGTACAACACGGAGCTTCTCTTTTTCTGCTTTCAGCGTTTCCTCAAGCGACGCTACGCTTCGCTCAAGATCGAGTTGTTTATTAGCCAACTCAGCTATGCGACGGATTTCACCATCGGTAGCCTCGACTGCTAGGGAATTTATTGCCTCGCCCCCGAGGATGTCATCGAGAAAATTGTCTTTACTCACTTATCTACTCCATAAAGACTAAGATGAAGTGGGAGATATACTTTTTCCTGCCTATCCCACTTGAGCAGGTTTATCTCGCCATCAAGAATATCAGCCGCTATTGCGGTTACGATACCTATCAAGACGGGATCTCCAGCCAGAAGAAGGTAGTCTTCTGGTTTAATGTGTTGTAGCCCTTCTGCCATCTGATCCACTATAAGAGGGTCATCAAATAACATTTGAACCATAGGTGGCATTAGTACCTTTACATCACCCCACTTTTTTGCTGGTGTGAGGTTAAACGTACCTTGCTGAACAAGATATACTGTTGGCATGAATGCCTCCTATTTTTAGCCTATAGTGCTGTGGCTAGTTTTTAAAGTTAAATCACTTGATAAGGCTCGTCATAATCTCATAATATCATATTATATCAAGTAACATCCTGTTTTAATTAATAAACTATCTTATGACTTTATAGATGAGTTTATGAGATAGATAAGCCGTCGTGTGAAAGAATTGCTTTCTGAGAAAAATTCTTTGCTAGATATTCACTATACGAGTCGATGTAACTAATTATTATAGGCATATACTCTTTGTCTAATAAAGACACATCTTCTGCAATTTTATCGCGCACATTAACATACACGTCTGTCAATAACCAGTTACCCATATACATTTGCTCAAGACAGAAAAATAACAATTCTACACGGTCTGCAATTTTTATGTATAGACTTTCACGATCCCAAGAAGGAACTCCTGCATGCTTGGTTTTCCAACCCATAGCTTCTAAAAACTCTTTTTCTCGTTTTTCTAACGCTTCTTCTAATTCAGCATTATCCCATTTTACGTTAGCTGGAATATCTCCAGTTACAACCTCTGGTACATCATGACGAAGGGCGAAGATTATCGCATCACGGGACACGTCTGGAAATAAATCAAGAAGAATCATAACAACGCCCCAAGTATGTGCGGCTACGTTTTGTTCTTCACCATTCATAGGACGAATGTGAAGTCGGCGAATGCGACCCGCCATGCGAATGTTGTAAGTTCGTTCTACAGAAGAATATTTAGTAGTCAACTCTTTATCCCTTTCTTGAGCTTTACTATAGTTATATACTATATTATATAGGTAAAAATTACTAGGAGAAAGTAATGGTTGATTTTACTTTTAAAACAAAACCTTATGATCATCAACTGTCTGCGCTTAAAGCATCTTGCGATAGCGAAGCATTTGCCTTACTTATGGATATGGGAACAGGAAAGTCCAAGGTTTTAGTTGATACGATTACGCATCTAAATCAAAAAGATTTAATTAATTCAGTGCTGATACTTGCGCCTAAAGGTGTTTATAAAAACTGGGTAGAAAAAGAAATACCAGCACATTTACCAGATGAAATTAAATATAAACTTGCATATTGGGCTTCCCCACTTACTAATAAACATAAAGATGCGATTAGAAGCATATGGAAAGTAGATGAAACTTTACACATTTTTGTAATGAATATCGAAGCCCTGTCGAGTGGTAAAGCGGAAGAAGTAGCAACTAAATTTATAAAAACACACGGTGGTAGAACACTGATAACTATAGATGAGTCTACGGTTATTAAGAATCATAAAGCCCGAAGAACGAAAGCCGCTTTACGATTAGCTAAATCATGTGCATATAGAAGAATTCTTACAGGATCTCCAATTACAAAAACCCCGCTAGATTTGTTTGCGCAGTTTCAATTTCTTGGAGAAAAATTATTGGGGTTTAAATCCTATTACGCTTTTTGTACTCGTTATGCAGACATGATAAAACGTAACGCTGGGTCACACCAGTATAATCAAATACTTGGCTTTAGAAACCTTGATGAACTAACTGATTCAATTAAACCTTATTCCTTTCGAGTAACTAAAGAAGAGTGTTTAGACCTTCCCGAAAAAATTTATACGAAACGTGATATTGAATTATCGCCTGAACAAAAGAATGTATATAATCAGATGAAAAAATCTGCTGTTGCTTTACTAGGAGATATGGAGTTAGTCACAGCTAATGCTGTGATTACTCAGTTACTTCGTTTACATCAGATTAGCTGTGGCTTCATCACAACAGACGACGGTAATATAATAGAGTTAGCTAACAGTCGTATGACAGAATTAATGTTAGTATTAGAAGAACTGAACGGTAAAGCGATAATTTGGGCAAACTATCGTCACGATATTATTGCTATTAAAAACGAAATAACCAAGGTCTATGGTTCGAGTGCCGTTGAGACTTATTTTGGAGATACGGATGGTGAACAAAGACAAGAAATTGTTAGACGTTTTCAAGAAGATGATAGTCTAAGGTTCTTCGTAGGACAGCCGCGTACAGGCGGTTATGGCTTAACTCTCACTGCCGCATCTACAGTAATTTATTATAGTAACAGTTACGATCTTGAAGTAAGATTACAATCAGAAGACCGAGCGCATCGCATCGGCCAGAATAATAACGTAACCTACGTTGACTTAATAGCAAGTAAAACTGTAGACGAAAAAATAGTAAGTGCGCTACGTCAAAAGATTAACATCGCAACACAAGTATTGGAAGAAGATTGGAAAAAATGGCTGATTTAGTAGATGAGTTTAAAACTCTTAGAACAAAACATAGGTATTCACAAAGAGAAGTAAGTGACGGTACAGGTGTAGCTGTTATTACAGTATATACTTGGGAAGCTAAACAACGTCAACCTACTCTAGAAAACTTTAATAAAGTGTTAGGTAATATGGGTTATGAGTTAAGTATCAGACCGATCTCATCCGCTGAACGAGACGTTCAGCACGGTTAGTTACTTGTTTATACCAACGTGAATCAACCATTTCATCTGCGGCTTTATTCCAGTCTCTAGCGTCTACCCCTGCTTTCATTCCACGAAACTTACTCAATCTTGGGTAGCCCATATTAAACATCATATTTGCAATAATTTTTTGCACTTCTTCAGGGAGTTCGGAGAAGTCTTTGTACAGTTTTTCACAGTCGGAAAGCACTGTGTGTACATCTTTATCAAAACACTCTGACACTCTATCTTCTGATACAGGAGTTCCGACTTCTGCTCCGCTTTCAGGATCAGAATCCAAAACAAGATGGCCAATACCGAAAGTAGGCAAACCAAGGTGATCGAGATAGATTTCGTACTTGCATCCTTCATCGTCTTCTATTTCTTTACGAAGTTGTTCTAAATTCATTTTGTTAACCCTTTTTGTTTTTCATATGTTCTAAGACCACCAAGTCCGAGCATACCTAAAAGTACAGTCATCAATGTGTCCATATCAAAAGCTGGATAAGGCACAGGCTGATAACCTAGATATGCGGTTACTACATCAGCCACAGGAATAACAAGAAAATGAACAAACAAAGCAAGTCCACACGTCCATCCAACAAAAGGCCTCCATCCAGCTACAAAAATATTTTTACTCTTAGCTTCTTCTGCATTGATAGCTAACTGGCCTTTTGCTAGCTCTTGAGCATGTCGCTCGGCCATTGTAGCAATCTCATGGGCTAACTTATTTTTCTGATCTTTATCTTCTACAAACTTGCCAATTAAATCTGTGGCTGGTCCTATTAATGCTTGTAACATTTGTTACTCCTCAATAAAGTCTAGGATTTCTCCGTTTAATACCATAACTTTAAGTTCTTTACATGACCACTTTTGATCAAAATTATTTGTATGTCCTACGTTACGCTTAATTTTTCTTCGTACAGATAAGCACTCTGATAAAGACCGATAGGGCGTGTACTCTACCTTCTCGCCACCCATAACCAATAATAAAACAAAAGTTAACTCAACCACCGTTTCGTATCTTCTCTAAGTTTTCTTCTAGGTTAGTTATTCGCTTCTCATAAAACTCTAAGGTTAGTTTCTGCTGTTGATCGTAAGGTGCTTTGCCACCCTCTATCTCGTTCTGTAGCTTTTCTAACTCAGTAGCTAAATGTTCTATTAGCATGAACTGTTCGCTATCTGCTGGCAAGCTACCCATCTCGCCTCTAGGCCACTTAATGCGAAACTCTGTATTCTGTTCCAAGTCAGACTGCATCATGGTCTGATTAGTCTCTAAAGTATTCAGCCTTTCTATTAAGCCAAAGTAAGCCCACGTTGCTAAACTAGCCGCCGCAACCATACTAATTATGTTGCGTAATGGTAATGCTACCTCTGTGTTCTCATTTACCTTAGTAGCCATTTACTTCTCTGAATTTAACCAAACCGCTAGACTGCCTGTCATTGCACCAGTAACCACTGATATTAGGCTAGCCTGTTGCGTTGTTAAATCTGGTTGAGATAACGCCCACTCAATGCAACGTATGTAGACGCCTGTCATACATAACATCATAAACCGTGGTAATATCTTTAGCTCCAAAAGTTTTCTTGCTACATCTTCTGCACTCATTAATCAAACATCCCTTTTAGCCACGCAATCCAAGCAAAAAGACCTGCAACCATTGAAGCAATTAATAAACCTGCCGCGCCTAAACCCAATGCTTCTGAAATTTCTGCTCTCCTGCGTTTAGCAAGTTCTTCTTGTACTCTACGTTCTTTTCGAGCCTCACCTTGAAACTTTTGCCAATCGCTCCAAAGTCCAGGACGACCCGCATAAATCATAAATTCTTTTAACTCTTTTTCTTTTGTTTTTATTGCTTCAAGTGCCATAAATTCTTCTAAATCAGAAGACCGTACACCACGTTTTTTCTTTTTATTACCTTTTCGTTGTAGCTCCTCTTTAGCTATAACAAAATCAGATATTGCTCTACCCGCTTTAGCAAGATCCCCAGTGTTCATTACTGCTTTTTTAATGATTGCGAAAGCAGCGTTTGCTGCAGCCAATTCAGCAAGCATATTATTACCTTACTGCAGATTACCTGCTTCTAGTTCTTGCAAAATCGCCCTAGCACCTGATGGTCTATCTACAGGTAAATCCTTCTGTGTGGGATCGTCATACCGACCCCCAAGAATACGACCCGCTAGGCGTTGCCCCTCCTTTGATAGTAATGGTACTCTAGATGCTTTTGCCATATCTGCTAATATAGAAGGATCAGCAAGAGCCATGGTCATAGCATCTTCTTTCATGCGTCCACGTTGTTTATTTAAGAACGTTAAGAAACGTCCAGGACGTGTAAACATACCGACATAACCACGAATAATTCCTGTAAGCGCATTACCTTCTTGACGTGCGCCTCTGCGAGGAACAGTTGTCAAGGCGTCTTCGGCTACGTTTAAAACAGTATTTAAATTACGGACATAATCTGATCCGAAGAGTGTGCTAAGTTTATCTTTATTTGCATCAATATATGGTTTTAACTGAGCAGGGTCTAAAACTTCACGACCATTTACTAATTTTACACGATTAGCCGCTGGGTCAAACATATCTTTATATACAAACGCTTTGTAAGTATCGAGAAGTTCGGGTGATTCTCGAAGCACATTATAAACTTCATCAAACTTAGATACACCGCCCTCTTTCCAAGAACGTTGGAAAATGAACTCAGGTTCAATATCTTTACCGCCACCCAGATCAAACCGTGTGTTAATTTTATCAACCGTTGCTTTTTTACGTGCTTGAGTATTTATAACTTGTTCTGCAAATTCCTTCGCTGAACCAAGAGCATTACGCTCTGCTCGTGTCAGATATGAATCTAATACAGCTCCATATTCGTTCATAAAACGGCTATGTGCGGCAACATCTATTTTTGTGATCTCGCCTTTACCATCTCGTTTTACAACAGTATTTAACCATTTATTACGAACAGCCGCCCCAACATCTGCAAATAAATCAGCGTTTTGTGGTAGTTTTAATTCGTCAGCAACATCTAAAACAGCCGTTTTACCACGACTATCTTTTTGAAATAAAACGCCCCAAGCGGCCTCTGGGTTTTTAGCATTACGCAACTTAGCTACAGCAGATACTTGAGCGTTTCTAAACTTTTTAGAAAAATCTGCAAACGCGTCATCAAGAGCACGAAGTTCGTCTATAAGTCCTTCAGGAGCATTAGAACGAGATATGATACGATTACGAGACGCTTCAAGAGCATCGACCATTCCAGTAATCGTTTCTGGGCTAGGAGCATTTTCACCACGTTGTGCGGCAAGATATGCTTTACGTTCTAACCTACGAAGGTCACGAATATTTTCATTTAAAGTACGAAGAGAGATAGGTTTAATTTTTGTAGCCGCACCTGACGTACTTTCAACAAAAGAATCAAGAACTTTGTTTATAACAGTTGCGTCGCCAGGATCAGCAAACGGACGGTCAGGTAAAGTAGCTTTTAAATCTTGAGCAAACTTAACTGCTTCAGAAGGACGAATCGCGCCTTTGCCAACAACTACAGAGTCTATATTAATACCTGTAGAATCTGACCAGCGACTAAACAAATCTTCATACTGTTTTCCGATCGCTAAACTTGCATTTTCGTACGATTCACCAATCGCTTCTTTAGCCGCTGAACCAACAGCTGAAATATCAGCAACACTAGACGGAAGATTAACAGCGTCATCAAGAGCTGTTTCTACATTTATTAACTCACGACTCACAACATCATCAAGTTGTGCAAGTTGCGCTTGTTTATTTACTGTAAGACCAGCTTGGATATTTTCACCAAGTGCTTGCGCTTCGCGTTCACCTAAATTTTCTGCTGTACCGCGAACACCTACTGGCATACTTTCTTCTGCCGCACCTCGAACAGCTGTTTCTGCGGCGGCTGAACGTTCAAGACTTGGCGTCATAATAGCGTCTGCTGTACCTCGATCAGGAGAAGTCGCAATACGTGCTTCCTGTTCTGCTAGTTCTGTTGCAGTTGCTTGTAATTTACCTTTTTCTATTGAGCTTGCTTCTTGTTTAGCTACTGATTCTAACATTTGAGCAGAGCTAGGAGTTACTCCTGCTTCTGATGCGGCTTTGCCTTTTGGTGAAGACATATACTTTTCATAAGCTCTTAAAAACGTTTGTTCATCAATATCAAACGCCATTTTTGGACTTGATAGACCCATAGTCCGCAGTATAGGCCGCAACATTGTATAAGCCGCTTGTCCACCAATACCAAACGCCGCACTTAAACCACCCTCTTTTAAGGCTTGCATAGCTATGTCTTCGTCGGTAATTTCGTCCGAAAGAAAACCTTGGTTTTGAGCGTATTTTAAACGACCAAAAGATGTAGCTGTTGCGGCTAATGATGCAGCTGCGATTGGAGCACCAGGAACTTGACCAACTCCAGGAATTAATGCTGTGCCTACACCTGCCGTTACTTCTGTAGCAATCGGTAACAATGTATCTACAGAAATATCTACAATATCACCAAGAATATCTTTAGCCCCGAACGGGTCTACAACATTATATTTACCATCAAACCTCGGATCACGGAACTCAAGACGTCCACTAACGGGACCAACCCGTAAACCAAGGTCATAGTTGTCACTAATTAAACCTTCACTTTTAAAATATCGAAGGAGATTATGTTCTACATTTTTCTTTTGAAGATCTGGATTAAATAAAGTTGTTGTACTAAGTTCAAAACGAAGACCAGTTGGGATACCTTCGTTTAAAATTCCTGCTTCTTGTGTTAATTCACCCTTAGATTTTGGACGAGGTTGATTATATAATAATTCATCTTCTGGACCGAGGATATCGTATGGAGTCGCGCCACCTGCACCAAGAATAGGATAAAGGTCATAGAACGAAGAACCTTGATCCATAGGCACAGAAGGTTGTGCTGTTGGTATTTGACCACTACTAGCAGTTTGTGCAGAAGCTGCTTGTAATCGCTGTGAGATAATAGCATCAAGAACGGGATCGACTGACATTATTTATCACCTTTTTTAAACCGTCTATATGCTTCTAGTGTTTCAGCGTCGAATCTTTGAATAAGTTTAGTTAGTTGGTCTGTATCGTCTTTATATAATTCATACAAACGATCTATAGTATTAAAATCGGTAATTTGTTGCTGAGTAAATCGACTTGAACCAGGATCTACATTTCCAGCCCCATCGCCACGGTATTTATCAAGACCTTGGAACTGTACTCTACCGTTTACAATACTTACTCGATCCCCAAGTCCTTCACGAATACCTTCGTTCTTTTTAATAAAATCAGGTAAATTAAATTTAGTTCTTCGTGCGATTTCCGTTTCAGATAGCCCTTCAACATCTCGCAAATATTTAATATTATCAGGTGTGTTATGTGCACTGTCGTATTTTACAGCAAATGCGTTTGTTGCTGTATCAAGAGCTTGATTAATACCTGTTACAAGCACGTTTGGATTAGCAAACCATTTACCGTCAGCAATATCGCCACCACCAAAAGTAACAAGTGCTGCTGCAACGTCTTTATCTGTCAACTTACCTGTTTCACGACTACCTGCTAACGCATAGGCAAAACTCATAAGTTGTGATTTAATTTCAGTATTACCTTGAGTAATTGCTTCAAGTCTTTTAAACACACTACCAACGGTTGTATTACCAACTCGTTGACTGCTGTTTTGCATACTCGAAGTAATAGTGCCGTTTAAATAATTAGCTTGATTATCTGAAGCGTTATTACCGAAAGTGTTAATTACAGCGTCTATCTGACCACGTCCACCCCCAATAAATTTACCGAAGTTTGCTACAACACCAACTGAATCAGCAGGTGAAGGAGTCGAAGCCAAAGAACGAAGGATATTATCACCTAGACCATAAGCCGCTGCAAGTGAATTACCTTGTTTAGATAGTTCTGTTCCTTTTGATATAGCTTCAGCTTGCGCATACGCACCAGCCGCGCCTTCCCCAGCCGCAACCATTTTACCATCTACGAAGATATAACTCATTGGTGATTTACGTGTTGACAAAATATCAATACGACCGTTTACTTCTGTAAGTTGTTGTTTAATATTTTCATCCTCAGGAGAAGCAATTAATGCTGCATTTAAATCGTTTCTTGTAGTAATCAAACGAGATAATTCATCTTGACCACCTAAAGATTTTTCCACTGAAAGTACAGAAGTCATAGGCATCTGAGATTTACCACGTGACTTATCACTAAACCCTTGTACTCGATATTCTTTACCTTCTTGAAACGGTTCTGGGAACGAACTTGGAAACGCTGTTTGAAAACGAGTATAAGTATCTGCATCTGTAATCATAAAATTTGACTCTACGATATTTTTAGAATCTGAAATTTCATCTAAATTTAGACCACCGTTTTTTAACAAACCGTAGATTACGGACGGTATTTCGTCAGTTGGTACACCTTTAAACGCATCGGGACTTTTAGCAATAATAGGTAGAGCTTTTGCTTTTAAGTCTGTTGAAAAAGTATTTAATGTATTTGTAATAGCACCTGCTCTATTTTTTGCTTGTGTTTCATTTATTTCTTCGTTCTTTTGAAAAAACTTAGCAAGATTTAGAGCGTATGTTTTACTTTCTTTTCTTTCTTCGCCAAGTTGTTTAGTAAGTTGTGATATAAGTGTTTTACGAGATTTTTCGTCTTCTCTAAAAACACCAAAAGCCAACTTATCTAACATAAGGTCTTCGGCTTTTTTCTCTTTACGCCGAGTTCGTGCTACTTTTAATCCTCGTTCACCTGCAACGCCAATGTCAGATAAAAACTCACCTTTACCACCTTCTCCACGAAGTAAACTTAAACCAACAGATAAAGCTACGTCTGCCCACATTGGTGTTTCTTTATCTGTATCTATTTTAAAAAACTCATTAACTTTTTTACGAGCTTCTTCAGGTGTGGCCTTTTCATCGCTTACTTCTTTTAACAGCTTTTCTGTAGCTGTTTCTTGTAAACCCATAGACGTAAGCGCACCAAGTATTTGAGCAAAGTCAGTTTGACCAGAATATATATTTTTTACAGAGTCGTCGACATCATCAGCGTTATCTGTAGCCATAGATGCAATAGCTTCAGGAGAAGTATTTTCTAAAGTAGAGCCAAAAATATCTACACCAATTTGTTGAGCAAATGCATCATCAGATGAATTAGTATCTAATTCAGAACCAGGAATCAAAGATTTTTGATTAACTGCATCAATTCGCGGCATACTCATAGTTGGTTGTGTCGCTTGCGGAAACGACATTTGTGGTGCGCTTTGGTCTTGTAACATCCGCGACTTTACAGCCGCAGGTGTCAAGGTCGAAGGATCAAGAGTCATTATTTATCTCCTACGCCGCAAACGGCCTGTAACCAAGTTGTCCAGCTAAACCTAAACCTGTTGCTGCAATTCCAGCCATTTGACTTAATGGACTAGGGTCAGGGGCTGTACTTACGCCGATAGTTGAGCTTGATGTTGGTACACCACGAAGTATATCACTAAAGAAGCCAAGACGCTGGTAAGGCTCGTACTGAGACTGTAAAGCATTTGCTCTTTGAGCATCTGCAACCGCTTGTGACTGTCCTTGATAAAGAGAACCAATTCCTAGTAGATTAGAAATATCTTGTTGCCCAAGCTGTTGTCCAGTTACAGCCATCTGACCGAGTTGACCCGCTCGTTGACCAGCTAAATTTTGAGCACTTGAAAAACCAGCTTCTCTTAAACGTGCGGCTGTGTCTGCAAACTGACCAAGCCCAGCTCTACTTATTTCACCCTGAGCAACACCCATGCGAGAACCACCAAACGCACCTGCACCAACAGCCGATCCTCCCAGCTGATTTTGTTGCATTGCTGTTTGACGAGCAATATCCTGACCTACTTGGTTAATGACGTCACTTGTGTACGGTGACATAAATTGTTTATAAGCGTTAGGATCAGACAACATCTGAGAGGCTTGTGTGACCATAGGCTGGTATGTACCAATACCCTGATCTATAAGTGTACCTGCTTTTTTCTGAAGAGGATCAAGTGCAGCTACTTGCTGAGTAGGAAGCGTTTGAGGATTTTGCGTTTGCGTATAAGCAGATTCTAAGAGCTTACGAGTATAATCCTCCATATATGGAGCAAGTCTAGAAATTTGCTCTACGGTTTGTGTAGCCATAATACTCTCCTACGCCATCATTCGAGCGTTATCATCAAAATCTTGTTCAAAGGCACGCATAATACCCATCATTATTTTTGAACCTTTATCAGGGTTATTACTACCTGTTGGATCAGCTCCCGCTACCGCTTTACCTGTCATAACGAATTCTGTATTCGATAAAAGGGTAGGTATTAAATCATCAGTTGGTCCTCCTGGACCGACAATATAACCGCCTGTAGCCGCCCTAGCAAACATGGGTCTTTCTCTAACAGGGTCATAACGGAATAACACTTCTTCTACAGTAGGCGGCCTTGTATAATTACCGCCTTTTATTAAAGAATCCTCGGGTGGAGGGATAAGCTCTGTTGGTATTGGAGGATTTTCGCCACGTGCAAGTGCTGCATAATATTCTGAAACAACGCTTGGACCAGCACTTGTAGCCGTTTCTTCTTGAGGTTTAAAGGCATCAGAAAGTAGCGAACCCGCTACAGGCGCAAGTGCAGTAGCGGCGGCTGTTCCTACCCCCATATTAGCGATACTTGCAGGAAGCGCACTTGCAATACCCCCACCTCCAGCTCCTGAAAGCGAAGAACCTATGGTCTTTAAAGCAGTTGGACCGACACCACCCGCTACTGGCGCACCAGAAATCATTTTATCCATAGCAGGGCCAGCAAACTTAGCTCCAGCAAAACTTAAACCTGCATTTATCAACGCCTGTTCAGGTGAAGCACCTCCAGCTAACGAACCAAGACCTCCACCGATAGCGGCTCCAAAAGGACCACCAATAGCACCACCAACAACAGAACCAATAATTGGTGCTGCTTTTTTTAGAAGTTTACCAATAGATTTAAAGAAAAATTCTGGCTGACCAGTTTGTGGGTTAATAGAATTTAAGGCATTACCAACAACATAACGGTTAGGGTCTTCGATACCCATAGCCCGCATTTGTTTAAAAAGGTCGTTTTTAAGCTGTGGATTAGATTTTAAAACTTCTTCAGGAATAACGGTTTCACCTTCAGCCGCATGAACGATATATGAATCTTCATAACGACCAAGAGACGCTAAACCTTCAGCTGTTTGTTGATATGGTGCATTCATCATTTATACCTCAAGCTAAACATACTCTCTTTAGGATTTTTTCGCAAGCTCATGGAGCAACCTTTACAGTTCCTGAATCGTTATAAAGTGATCCTGTTTCTAAACCAGTAGCTGAAGTAGGGAGATCAGTTAATGTAATTCTAGTTCCTCTTAGTTCTCCAGGGTTTCTTTCCTGTTCAATAAAAGTTTCTAAAGCCCTTATTAAATCGGACATATAAGATATTTCATAAACAACTGGCGGTTCTGGTAATCTAGGAGGTGCTATTTGATTACTTGACATTAACGTCTCCCATCTGCACGAATATCTAACCTTGGACTACCAAGTTTCCATTTAGAACCAAGAGAAGAGGACTCTAAACGGAGGGCAAAGGAACGACCCCTTGAACGAACGTTTAATTGTTCTGTAAAAGTTTCAATAGGTGTCGATTGAATCCTAGTAGCAATACCACTTGTTGTATTACTAAAGTCTGCTCCTGGATTATTTCGAGATTTTATAGTAAACGTCGCTTGTGGAGTGCTGAGGTTAGTCGACCCATTAAAAGTTAAATCAGGTATAATTTTTGTAATTGTAACAAACTTATGACCATCGTCAACGTCTATAGACGCTGATTCTATAAAAGCAGTCATTACAGAACCATCATCATCAAACCCTATTTCGTGGTTGTATATAACGCTACTTCCTGTGGCTATGGGAAAGTTCCGAGTTCCACGGTCCAACCATGCCGTTCTTTCAATCGTACCAAAGTACCATACCTTTTCACCATAGTTGTATGTAACATAACGATCGTTGTCACTAGAACTAGCAGACGGATAAAACCACGTTACTTCGCTAAATTCAGAGTTTACACCTGAAACTACTTTATCTTTTTGCGTAAGGTTAAAATCTAAAAATACTTTGTCTTTTACTGTACAGGGTAGTGTTTGTGTTCGTCCATCATAGACATAAAACGTATCAATACCCATCCAAAATACAAAATCTTCTGTCGCTAAAGCAGAATTTGGACTCATAATTGTAATATTACTAGATAGCTGTTGTAGACCAAAAGTAAATGGTGGCCCTATAAACCGCATAGATGTAAGAGCAGTATCTGTCCACACAAGTATCTCACGTTTTGTTTCTACAGCCTGTACAAAAGTTGAGCCTGCTCCCAAGCGCAAGTCACCTGCTGTATTTGTTGAGGTAGGAAACCATTCTGTAGGATTCTCTTGATCGGAAAAACGGATAAGCAAAGGGTCTTGTATACCGTTACCGTCCGTTGCTGATGAACTGCTGTTTAAACCGTCAGAGCCAAAGGCAATAACGTGTCGGTCACGGTCAGAAACTAGAACTTGTTTTGTTTTTGTCGGAATGCTTCTTTTAGTGCCAGTAATAGTATTAAGTTTTACTGCTCTGGTCGTTACGTTATTAGTTCTATCCCAATAGTAAATTTCATCATCACGAGGATTAATAAGCAAGTCTTCACCAAAGTTGTCGTGCGACCACAAACGTATCTGTGTAGTTGTTGTTAAACCACCAGATGAAGCATCACCCCAACCAGAAAAATCATCTGCTGGATCAGCATTACCTAACGCTAACCTTACAACAGATCCATCAGCGTGTGCGACAGCAGTTGTTCCTAAGTGACCTCTTGTACAGCTAGTCAAGTCATTGCTTGATACACCCCCTACAAGAATAAGTTCTGTGCCAATCAGAACAACGTCACTTGCTACAATACCAGTAGTGCTTGTTACGGTGATTGTTGTATCTCCTGCAGTCAGTGTACCGCCTTCATTTACTGTTGTTTGTAGTGCACCGTTAGTTACACCATAGTAAAGGCCTGCACCCCAACCTGTGCCACCAACAGAAGTATCAAGACCTACATTTATCTGATATGCGCCTACGGTGCTTGAACCGCCATTTCCAGAGTCGGATGAGTTAGCCGCTACTGCGCTTGTAATCTCATAGGTGTTTGCATCAACAACTCTTGATACTTGATACTCTTGATTAAGAACAGTGGCGGTGATTACGCC